GAACCCAACTATGGACGACCGGAGCGCAAGCTCCCTAAGAAGTAGCGGCTCGATGAAACGTCAAATTATTCAAGTGTAAACTTGGATATAAGCGCCTAAAGAACCATTATGAGCGAGAAAATACAGAAAGACAAAATTGTTAGTCCATTGCCGGGTTGCCAATATGAAGCCATCCGAAGCAATGCTGACTATGTTGTACTTACTGGTTCCGGTGGCGGTGGAAAAAGTTTTACATTAGGTTATGCTCCAATTTCATATCTATATGAAAATCAAGGAGCAAAGGCTGTATGGTTCATGCGTAACGTTGGCGACTTTTTTGACGCTGGGAAAGTAGTGGACGGTCTTAAAGAAATATATCCGCTTATTGATAGACGTTTCAGAATACAACCAAGAGAACCTATTGGAGAAGTCATTAAGGTTCAAGACGATATGGGTGTGAAGTTTTTCAATAGTTCTGAAATCAAATTCCAGCAGTTGAATAATGAAAGTCCCACTGTAATAGATAAGATATTCAAAGGATTGCAGTTTAAGAAAGCCATATTTGAAGAATGCAATAAATTTGAATGGAGAACTATTTCTACTTGTCAAACCCGTCTGCGTGCAAACACTAAGGGTAAAGCTCAAATATATCTTGCCCAAAACCCAGAGCGTGAATGCTTCATACGTAAGCTATGCGGCTGTGGCAAGAATGGTGGTGGATGGATTGGAGATGATGGAAAACCCATTAAAGAAATGAATGGAGTTGTTCGGTTCTTCCACATTGTAAAGGGTAACTTGGATGAAGTCTATTGGGGAAATACTAAGGAAGAGGTTTATTCTAAATGCAAAGACATTATAGATAACCTTTTGCAGATTGACCCGGATATGTCTTATGAGGACTTTATTATGAGCATGGTATTCTTTACTTTTGATGTGAGGGATAACCAAGCTATGCTTAAAGCAAACAAAGGTTATCGCGCTATGGCTGCAACATCTGTGCTTGCAGATTCAATGTATGAACCTAATTGGAATTTCTCTATACAAGACGAAAAAGAAGAAGAAGAAGAAGATAATCTTTCCGAAGTGACAGAGGATGATATTCTCAATATGTTTACTCATGTTTCTCCATGTAAATGCAAGAAGGAGCGTATTACCGTGGATATGGCAACTACTGGGGAGGATAACTTTGTAATGAAGCATTGGGTAGGTTTCCATTGTGACGATATACAATATTGCATGAAAAACTCTAATCTTGAAGCTGTAAAGATGATTAAGCAGTTTATGGTTAAGCATGGATTGACTGATAAAGAGCTAATTATTGATGTGCAAGGTAACGGTTTCTTAAAAGAGATTTTCAATCTTGTATCAGCAAATGGTGGAGGTGTCGCATTCTCCGGAGCGATTGCCGCAACTGCTAAGGGAAAGAAGTTGTATGAAAGATTTAAGGATGAAGCAGCCCACCTTGCTACCCAAATGATAAAGGCTGGATTGATAACCTATGACAGACAGCTTGCTAAAATGAGATATACACATCAGAAGCTAAAACGTGAAGGTTCTACTACTGTCTTAAAGCAAATGCAGTTTGAGAGTAGAATATTCAAATTTAAACGCTTGCCTTCGGGACGAATACAGTTTGAAGGAAAGAAGGAACAACATGCTCTGATAAAAGGCTTTTCTCCCGACCTTACAGACAACATCATTATGCTTTGTGGGGGATTGTGTTATGACTGTTATAGGGAATTGGCTGGTGCTACTGGTGGAGAATTAAGAAGGAAATTATCTCTTGAAGATATAATGAACCAAGTAAATGGTACTGCACAACCAACAAGGGAAAGAGGAAAGATTACTAATTCAGATAAGATATTGAAAATTTTAAGCAGCATATAAAATGATAACGAGAAAAAACATTGATTGGTATTTGTCAGAACCAACGCGACTGTTGTTGAAGAAGCCTTTTACGAGAGGTGGAAAATTTCAGTCGTGCAAAACTTATATTGGTGATGTTACACTTAACCAAAAAACAACTGCCCAGTTGAGCGACTTGACATTGCGAGAGGTTTCACAAGACCTCTATCTGAGAGAGTACGACCCTTCTCTACACAATATAAAGTATAATAATTCAATTCCTAAGATTGCAGTCAGAGTTGGAGATACTGATATAGTCATAGATGAACTTGTGCTGACAGTTTCTTTGCAAAAGAATATTCATGCGGCACATGTTCTTCATCTCACTGCTAATCCTATTTCTTTTACTCTCTGTAATATAGAGAAGAATGATACCATCAGTAAGAAGTTTCAGAACTTTAAGCTGGAATGGAACATGAGAAATATGGAGCAAATCAAGTACGAACTAATATCCAAGCAAAAGAAAGTTGGCGATGCTGGCGTACTATTCAAATATGACCCTATAAAGAAAAAGGGAACAGTTAAAGTCTATTCCTATGATGATGGATATTCAGTCATACCTAACTATAATGAATATGGAGAAGAAATTTCACGCTCCTTGTTTTATAAGATAGATGATTTGACAGAAGTCATTGATACATTTGATGATAAGTACCTTTATCGTTCAATACGAAGCAAAGAAGGAGAGCCTACCAATAATGGATGGGTTACTGAAAGGATTCTTCATGGGTTTAGCCGTAATCCTCTTGTCTACCATAGAGGCAAAGTGGCTTGGGAATATTCTCAAAGTATAATTGAGATAATTGAATTGCTTACAAATATACATGCTGTGACATTAAAACGGTTTGGTACTTGGGGATTAGTCTTAAAAGGGGAAATGAATGAAGACAGTTTCAAGCGAGATAACGGCACATTAGTTATCAATCTCCCGGCAGACGAAGGTTCAAGCTACAAGACAGAAGCAAAGACTTTGGAGTTTCCAGAGCCGGAAAGTATGATTGCTTATCTGGAATATTTGCTGGAACAAGTTTCAATCGCTTCATCTGTCAGCTTTATCACTCCAAAGGATATCACTAATACTGGAAGCGGTGGCAACGGCATTGCATTGTCTATGCGTAATGATATTGCACTGGCTACTCAAAGTGTTGCTGATTGGTCTGATTCTATCAATGAGATAACCTATCTCTTCCAAGAGATGTTAGGATTGGAAGAAGACCAGACGAATGCTTATACAGATTTGAAAATTAAAGCCAAACTGAATATTTGGAGCATGGAAACCAACAATACTAAGATTACCAACTTAGCTATGGAATCTAAATGGATTTCCCGACAAACATTGATTGAAGAATCTCCGTCTTCTGCACCGGATGAACTTGACCGAGTAGAAAAAGAGAAAAAGCAAGAAGAAGAAGATGCTATCAAGCAAGCTGAAAAAGCTGAACGGATAAGCAAGAACAACAATACAGAGATTATCGAAACTCCTAATAAAACTACTTACAGTAGCAACGTTTAAAATAACAATATCATGGATTGGACGCAGATTTTAGTATCAATACTTGGAGGAGGAGGTTTCTTAGGTGGAATAGTTTCACTTGTAAATATGAAACCTTCTCGCAAGAAAGCGATGGCAGAGGCTCGGACAGTTGAGATTACGAACCTTGAAAAGTCAATATCAATAATGGAGAAAAGCTACAGTAACATACAGACGTATGTGAACAAGGAAGTAACCCGTATTGAAAACGACCTTTCAGAACTGAAAAAAAAGTATGAAGAAAAAGTTATCTCTATACGGCAAGCATACATTTGCAAAGTACCAAGCGAAGAATGTCCGGTGCTGTTAAAGCAAGCAAAGTTTGATATGGCACATGAATGTGAAGAATGTAGAGGCTGTGAAAAGAATGAAAAGAAGGAGGACTGATTATGAATATAAAGAACTATTTCAATATCAAAGAGCTTGTTTGCAAGCATGTATATAACAAGTTTGGAGAAATGGCGTGGACGTTTTTTGACCCACGGCTGCTTGAAACAATATGTGTCATACGAGAAAAGCTTGGTAAGCCTATAACTGTCAATACTTGGCATTCGGGAGGAGGTCTAACGCAAAGAGGACTTCGTTGTAATGTATGCCAATTAGTAGCTGAAAAGACCCGATTGGAGAAGGTATATGTATCTGCACATCTGCAAGGAACTGCACTGGACTTTGATGTGAAGGGAATGACCGCCTTGGAAGTTCGTAATTGGATTAAGGCAAATCAGATACTTCTTCCTTATCCGGTACGCTTGGAACAAGATGTCACTTGGGTACACTTAGATGTACGTACTGATGGAAGTAATGGCAAAGTAACCTATTTCAAAGGATGAAAAAGGTTCTTCTCCTAATAATCCTTTTGCCTCTTTTGTTTTCATGCCGAACTGCAAAAGACTTGGAGAAAAATACAGAAATAAAAGAGATTATCAAAGAACGGCATGACACTTTAATGGTACACACAAGAGATAGTATCTATTTTTCTGTTATTCAAAAAGGCGATACTGTTTTTAATACTAAGTATATTGAAAAAATCAAGTACATAGACAGAACAGTCATACAGAATGATACTATATATCAAGAGAAAGAAGTCATTAAGGAGAAAGAAGTCATTAAGAAGCATGTTCCATCATGGTGCTGGTGGCTTTTACTAATTAATGCAACAATCATAGGAATAATCGGAATTAAATACTACGTAAAATGGCGAACGAAGTAAACCCTATACTGAATATATACAATGAAGATGGCACTCCCTTCCACGACATCAGTTTGAGAAAACACACTTTCTCAACTATTGTTATGTCGTTAAATGACAAGATAGAAGGAGAGTTTTATTATAAAGACAATTCACTTTCGTTTACTCTGCAAGAATATGTAGAGTATAAAGGAATAAAGTACATTCTTAAAAATCCTCCCGTAGTTGTTAGAAAAGGAATGACTTCGGAAAACAGCGAGGCAAAGGGAATGACTAAATATAGTTGTACTTTCTACCATGAAATGATTGAATTGTACAACATTCCCTTTACAGACATTGCTATTAGTAGCAGTGAGGAAAGTTATCGTAGCGAAAAACGGACTTTCTCGTGGATTGGTACATTAAGCATGTTCGTTCAAAAAATCAACTCATGTCTTGTCGGAACTAAATGGACTTGCAAGTTGCAGCCAACATTTGTAGATGATGGGACAATGAGTGATGTGTTATCATTCAGCAATCAATTTATTTCAGATGTTTGCAAGACTGCATACGAAACATGGAAAGTCCCATTTGTAGTTGATGGATATACTATTTGGTTTGGCAAGCCATCTAAGGAAATACTCGACGATGAAAACAAGCCATACATATTCAAATTCGGACAAGGTGTAGGACTGAAAAACAACGATTGCACACCAAAGAATAATAAGGTCATTACTCGTATTGCTGGATATGGTAGCAACATTAATATTCCGTATGGCTATCCTATAATTACAGATGCAGACGGAAATCGCATTGAGCACCCATATACTCGTGACACGTTAATGCCATCAGTATATGTAGAGGCAGTTAGAAATAAAGTCTTGTTTGGTTCTAAAAAACCTCTTATTGACTACTATGACGCAGATAGCAGCTATCCTACTCCTATCAATCCTCTTGCACCAGTATTCCATATCCAAGAATTTTCCAGCATACAACCTACTATTGAAGGTATGACATACAAGGGACAAGCTATTGACTTGTTCAAAGAAGTAATAGTACCAGAAGGTGGCTGGGATGATTATATTGACCCCGAAACGGGAGAGGTTAGACAGTCGTATTTTGATGTGACGCTTTATCCTCTTGGCTTTGACTTATATGCACAAGCAGCAGTTACAAGTGGAATGACCTTCTCCATGAAGTCTGGCGACACATTAGGAGCTAACTATGAGGTAGCAGTAGATTGGGAAGATGTAAAAAAGAACTTCTATGTAACTGATGAAGCTGGAAACATTGTATTCAAACCAAATGGAGAACAGAGGGACTATGCTAAATATCCAGACAGTACAGACCAAGCTATTACTATTAAACTGACAAAGGACTTAGATACATTTGGTACGATAATGCCAAGCAAGTTCCAGCAAGTTAAAACTGGCGACAAGTTTGTCATATTGCACATTGAAATGCCACAAGCATATATAGACAAGGCACAAGAACGTTTGGACGTCGCCATGAAAAGATATATGCTTGAAAATAATATGCCTTTGTATGACTATCCTTTGAGCTTCGACGAACACTTCTTGGAAACAAACCAAGCAATTCTTGCGCAGATTAAGCCTAATACTATTGTCAGATTCTTGTATAAAGACAATGAGGACGCTATGGAATTATCCGTAAAGGAAATGTCAATCCAATATGGTACAAATCCCCTTCCTACTTATAATATTACCTTAACGGACGAAGTGTCTATTGTACTAAATCAGATAGGACAGATAGCTGACGGTCTTAGTAAGTTAGGAAGTCAAGTAGCACAGTTACAAGCTATTTATGGACTTGACATTGTAGGCGAACTGAACAAAAAACTCAGCAGAGTTAAAGATGATACCGCACAAGGAATGATAACTTTCTTGCGTGGATTGAAAGTCGGTAGCTATGTAACCGGAAGTACGGGCGGTATATTCTATGCAGATACAGACGGAAAATCACATGCAGAGCTTGATTATCTGACAGTAAGAATGAAAGCCATGTTCTATGCTTTGGAGATTATCAAGACCGGAGTTATCGGAGGTCGCCAAATGATTACTCCCGGTGGTGCAATCGAATGTATCAAGATAGAAGATAGAAATGATATACTTGACGAAGAAGGTAACAAGACTGGCGAGAATGTTTGGGACTATTGGAGATGTTACTTCTATCAAGATGATGGTACAGAAGCGTTAGATAATCGTTTCCGCGCTGGGGATATGGCTTTAGCACAAGACTTCAATATTAAGGAGGGAGTTTATGAGAATGTGTCAAATCATTACTTCTGGCGTTTAGTCGTAAACGTAGGAACTAATTACATTGACATCTCAAAAACTGATGCTGATGCAGCCAGTGATGCACCACGAGTAGGAGATACCATTTGCCAATTAGGTAATAAGACCTTTGTTGATGCAAATGGTGTTACTCATGTAGAGGACAAGACAAGACAGAATGCAATTATCTTTAGTGCAGTTGACACTTTCTCACCAAGTATGACTTTATATGCTGGCATAAACAGCTATTCATACCTCAACAAAGAGTATGTGTCCTATGGTGTTGATAAGACCACAAATCTCGCTTATATGAACGTCTATGGCAACTCTTATATCGGAGCAAGAGATAAGAGCAGCTATATGAAGTTTGATACGGTAACTGGTGTTGAGATAAAAGGTAAACTTGTAACTAAATCCGGCAAAGACGTTGAGGAAACATTCAACAGCTTCCAAGACCAGATAGATGGAGTAAAGGAAACTTGGTACGGAGAATATACACCAACTCTTACTAATCAGCCAGCAGTTGATTGGAACACAGAAGCTTTGAAAAAACGGCATGAAGGTGATGTATTTACCAATATCCAAGAATATGTCGATGATGAAACTACTCCCGATGCAGGCAAATCATGGAGATGGGTAAAGACGGGAGATACATGGGGATGGACGCAGATTGCAGATAATGACACTTCAAAAGCTTATCTTGAAGCAGCTAAAGCGCAAAAGGCAGCAGAAGAAGCTAAGAAAGAAGCCAATGACGCAAAGCAGACTGTAACCAATATGAAAGACTTCACAGACGAAGCCTTTAAAGACGGTATTGTTGACAGACAAGAAGCTGCTGCGATTGAGAAATATTTGAACTCAATTAAATCAATACAGAAGAGCGTAGCTGAATCTTATTCTAAGGTTTATGGTAATCCTTTATTGTCCGGTACTGCTAAGGTAGAACTAAAAACCGCTTATGATGGATTTAATGTGGCAACTACCGAGCTTATTACTGCTATTGATGATGCCATAGCTGACGGAGTAGCTACCTCAACGGAAGTCGCTTTGGTAGATGGTAGGTACGACACCTTCAATACCAAATATGGAGATTTTATAGCTTATTTGAATGCAGCCAACAACTTTATCCAAGACAAAATAAACACTTCCGCAGAAGATGCGAAGAAAGCTGCGGAAGAGGCTCAAAAGGCGGCAGATGCAGCTAAAGCAGAAGCGGAAGCAGCTAAACAAAGATTGGATAAGTGGGCAGAAGATGGGGTTATATCTCCTACTGAAAAGCAATCAATCAAAGATGAAATAGTTCGTATAGACGCTGACAAGACAAATATTACAGCAGGATATACTTTGTATTCATTGGGTAGCCCTACGGGTTATCTGAATGCTCATAGCAATTATCGTGCAGTGTTGGTTACATTATCTGCTTCTACTCCCGAAAATATAACTATACCTTCTGACTTCGCTTCAAAGCAATCTGCATACTACAATCAAAGAACGGCAGCTTTGAATGCCATCAGTGACGCAGCTAAGGCAGCAGTAGATACCGTTAAAAAAGACTTGGCTGGTTATGAATATCTAAAGAAAGCGTGGAAAGAGAGTACCACAATCGAAGGTGGCGTTATTCAGAATGCGTTAAACATGCTGGGATATACTGACCCGGTAGCTGGATTTAAAGTAATGTCCGGTATGAATGGTGTCTATGATGCTACTAAGGTCGGTGGAGGTATTGCTTCTTGGTATGGAGGTTCTATGAAGGATAGAGCAGATTATACAGAAGCAAACATGCCATCAGATGTAGCAAAGGCTATCATTCGTATGGATGGCTCTGGCTACCTTGCAAGCGGTGCTGTATGGTGGGGGACTGATGGTGTTTTCCATGCTGACCCACAATCATTCATTATCAAAGAAAATCAGCTTGGCGACTATGTTTCTCTATTCCAGATTGTATATCGTTCTGGAACTCCGAAGACTATTAGCTATATGATACCGCAATATCCAATGCAGAAATTGACAGTTTCCGACTACATCGAAATAGGAACAACTGGGTATCGCATTGGAGTAGATAGTGCCAATAATGCTATTAAAGTCTATAAAGAAGATGGCTCGGCAGTTAACTTCTACGCAAGCGGTGCTGTATCTGCAAAAGGTATCAGTTCTGGTAGTGGAGGTGGAGGAGGCGGTGGGCTTATCCAAACCGTTTATGGATATTCAAGTTTAGGTGGCACATTCGCTGATTCAACATTATCAGATACTTTCAATGCATACACTATCAACAAGTTGGCAAGTAGAATTACTGAACTTGAAAAGAATGGTGGTGGAGGTACTGGCATTGCTGGTATCAAAGTTAACAGCCAAACTTATGCGCCAGACACAAGCAAGTATATTACGCTCCCAAACTACCCTTCCACTACTATTACTGGAACGGGAAATGTCCTTACCAACGCTACTTATGACAATAGTACGCGAGTACTGACATTAACTAAAGGCAATATTGCTACTACCGCCAACCATTTAGAGAGATATGCTCAAATAACCTCTACTGCGATAGATACTGTATCTACATTTACAGCATCTAAGACATCTGTATGGGAGGCAAATGGTACTGTATATGGAACTACTGGTGCTAATGATACTGTATTAAACATTGGTTCTGCGGCAAATAGGTTATTCCAATTAAGAGCAACCTATAATTCTGATGATTTTTACTTTAGAGGTGTTGGTGCAAGTTCTTTCAGAACTTGGTACAGAATACTCCACGGAGGAAATTATAAAGAATATACAGACGCTCTTTATGTGAAGAAGGCAGGAGATGAAATGACTGGCAGATTACAGTTGAAAAATGCGGCTGAATTTTCTATTAGAATGCAAACAGATACTTCTAATTACAGAAGAGGTATCATTTGGAATAATGTCGCATCAGATACAAGAATTGCCGAAATTGGGTATCATAATACTGTACAACGTATATTCTTAAATCCATTGGGAAGCACAGAAGTTTTTGATGATGCTGCTGGGAAATATAGTTTTATTATAGGGAATAACTTCTTAACCTATAATAGTTGGACTATCCTACATTCAAATAATAGCACTAATTATGCTTCTGGAAGTGTCAAAGTCGCAAATACGAGTGCAGATAATATAAATAATACGGATAGAGCAGGAAGTAGTAGGGTCAACTTCTTTAATATTTATGACTTAGGGAGTACGATGCCTGCGGCTCATGGTAATATCATGGAAATATGTAGTACTCTTTCAAGTCATTGGCAACCACAGTTGTTTCTTGGAGGATGGACAGATGGGCATATATATTATCGTAATAAAGATTATCTAAAAACGGAATATGGACCGTGGAAGCAACTACTTGATTCAGAGAACTACAGTAGCATCCTAAATTCTACCTACGTCAAAAAGGCTGGTGATACTATGACGGGGGAATTAGTTATTAATACGGGTAGGCAAATAACTCTTAATGGAAGTGGACTTTATCTAAAAACACCTACTGGTGGATGGGAAATTGGAAATATTCTAAAGTCAAGTGATAATTCTGTTCTTGGTGTAATAGGGTTTGGTGGTAGTGGAGAAACTATGGATAGAATATTTGTAGGTAAAAGTAGTGATTCATGGCAAAGATGGGATAACAATACATCTACTATATTAACCGACTTAGTAGTAAATAAAAATATAATTGGATTAAATAGAGAGTTTTCGCTTCTAAGTGGAGATGAACATTTTCAACATAGATTTTGGGGTGGTGCAGGAAGTTATAGCTATGAAGTATTTTTATTGTTACCTATTCCTGCGTCTACTAATTTAACTGGTTATAATACTATAGATGGTACTATATCTGGATATACAAATGGAGCTAATCAATGCTTTTGGGTTGATGTGAAGATTTCGACTATTTATAATAGAACTTTTTGGAATATAAAATCAATAAGCTCTTTTTTATCTAATCAATATGTATTAAAAAAATGTAAGTATAATGACATTTGGTATTATTGTATTGAAATCCCATATCGGGATAATAGAATAGATAGTTATTATTTTAGAGGGGTTATTCGTTCATCTCTTACAGGTATCACTTTGCCATACCGCATAAAATATAAAACTAAGGCAAATGGAAATAATGCAGAAGTTATTCATCACTCTGAGATTAATAGTAGTCTTAGTACAACACTAACACAAGGAGGAATTACAGATGTATCTTTTATTGAAGATACATATTATCAAAATATAAAGCCCCATCTTAGTAATTCAATAACTTCGGGAACTACTGATTTAAGATGGAAGTGTGTTTATAGTTATAATCTCGACATAAGTTCTACAAGTACTTTTTCGGGTAAGGCTACATTCAATGGAGGATTATCCGGGACACTGACTGGCTCTCTAAGTGGAAACGCTACGACCGCTACAACCTTGCAGACTTCACGTACAATAAATGGTACATCATTCAATGGTTCAGCTAATATCACAACTTCCTATTGGGGAACTACAAGAACGATTTGGGGACAGTCAGTAAACGGTTCAGCAAACGTCAGTGGAGCTATGACTGGAGTTACAAGCATTACTGCAACTGGTCTTATAAGAACTTCAAATCTGTTCTCTGCTGGCGATGGAGGAAGCGATAATGCGTATGGTTATTATAACTGTACTCGTCCCAATATAGCTAATACTGGATATGTATGCTACGCAATGGTTAGAAGTGGTACTTACGCATTTGGAATTGGCTATTATAATAGTGAAATAGTTTTAGGTAGCGCAAATACTTCAAGACAATTTGGTGCAAAATGGTTACAAATAAGTGGTTCCAGATTACTAATTAATGGCAATATAGAGGCAACTGGCGCAGTTACAGCCAAGTCTTCCTCTTCTGACATAAGATTGAAGAAAAATATCAAAGAATACAATGCTTTGGATATTATTCACAAGTTAAAGTCAGTGAAGTATTACTGGAATGATACCGCAAAAGCAAACTCTCCAATCTTTAATGACAATGAGGAGCATTACGGACTTATTGCACAAGACTTGCTAATAAATGGATATAGTCAATGGGTAAGTAACTGTTTTAAAGATTATTATGTAATACAATACGAACGTTTAATACCCGTATTATGGCGAGGTATTCAGCAAGTAGATAATGAGGTAGCTACCCTCAAAAAGAAGATAGCTACCTTAGAAAAAGAACTTAGTTCTGTAAAGAGGCAACTAAGCCTTTAAGCCTATTAATCTCTGATTTAGCATGTTCCAATTCCTTTCTCATTCGTTCTTGCTCTGATTCAACAAGACGGATAGAAAGGATATTGGCTTGCACAGAACCAATGATTGTTGCGATAAGGTCGGGAGATAAATAATTCAAGCTACCATATCCATATTCATCCTTTTCGTGACAGAAATTTGTGATACCAGCTTTCACCGCATTTTGATATACAAGTCCGGTATGACGTTTATTGTCTATCCTATCTTGGTATAAATCCAATGCTTTTTTGTTATAATTATAGTCATAAACTCTGCCAAGTTTTAGTAGTCTTTCTCGGTAATCTATAAGCCCATCGTAATTCTCTTTTAATCTAAAGTCAGAGGAAGACTTAGCAGTAATCGCACCTTCTGCTGTTATGTTTCCCGAAGCTGTAATCGAAGCTACGCCAGTAAGACTACCGCTTACATTTCCAGCACCATTGAAGCTTTGTCCCCAAATTGTACGTGAAGTCTGTAAGGTTGTAGCGGTTGAAGCATTACCACTTAGAGAGCCAGTCAGTGTCCCGGATAGTCCTCCGTTGAATGTAGCCTTACCACCAAAAGTACTTGTAGAACTTATGTTAAGTATATATGATATAATTTCACTACAATATAATGTTGAAAAAGACCTTAAGGAAAGATTATAGCATAAGTATGCTCGATTCTTTATATTATCTATTACTGGTGCTGAATAGCTATAGGTACTACTCGTCCAAGAATATCCATTGCTGTTTATTATAGCTTCTATATTATCGTTGTTGTTATAATAATAGATAGCTCCTCCTCTTAAATATACAATTTCTACACTTGCCATCGTATTCTGTTCAATACCACCGCAAGGAGATTTATCACAATGTTTATAATTATCAGCGTATATAATTCTTTGAGTGTCTTGGCTTCCCCATGCATTTGTAGTAGTGTCCCATTCAATAGCAACAGCAAAACCATCTGTATGTGTAGCCCAAGTAGGTTTATTACCATCTAAACAGTTCCAAATTTTAATTCTAATAAATGATTTCCTTTCTACTAATTGAAAAGATATAGGATAATATTTGTTAGCATCTAAACTTCTTAAATCAATAATTTTAGTATAGCTGTTTAATCGCTTCATAAAAAATCTTATCCCAGCTTTTCTATAATAATTATCCCCATCATCTGTAGTTATAATTTGAGTAAAATCATGGTTTTCATTTTTTGCTGTATCTGAGTTAATATAATTTACACTAATATATTTATTTTGATTTCTTCTTACATACGTATTTGCAGTTGAATTTGCATCTCCATGAAAGCCATCCAGCAAATCTGCATTCAGATTCGTACATGTAGTAGTAGATACACACTGAAACGGCTGTGTGCCAGTAGGTATATGTGACTGGAAATATTTCCCATGTAAACTTGCATCATTTTGCCCAAAATGATATTCAGTAGGTCTTGGTCTATTATCTTTTGAAGTATATCCGAAATATATGGCAGTACTACTATTTGTACCTCCAAAGTTAATCTCATTATTATCTTCTGGGTATAGCCAAATGGCGCTAATTCCTACTTTTGTATTTGGATAGTTTTGATAATTGGAGCTATTAAGTATCTTTGCCCACGAAGTCCAAGAAGTAGTTTCTCCGTGACGAGTATATAAATCTTCATTAGTTGAAGCTATTTCCCAAGCATGCCCTCCAGTTCTATCCAGCCATCCTCTCCAACCCCATACAGTTGCATAACTTCCACCAGCTGAAAGACCAATAGTAGTTAAATTCTTAATGCCTCTCATAATAAATAAATTATTATAGTCATTAGGCACATGATTTACGCTTTTTGTTTCAGACCATTCAGTAAATCTATATGGTTTAAGACTTCCGGAATGCCATACATTATAATTAACTTCTGCATATCTGTATATTATAGCATCTCTTAAATTATCAGCTAATCCTAAACATAATGTAGGATGGCTATCAAGTTTTTCATTGTATAGGTAAGCTCCAAAAGACGTAAGATATCCTACTTCAGCTGTAGGTGTTGTATTACTTGTAAATTGAATATGATTTCCATTTACATTCCTTGTTTTAATTGTAACTACTTCTGCATAAGGTGAAGTATCTCCAACAGTTAGTACTCCCGTCAATGTTCCACCAGAAAGTTTCAGATATTTACTATCTAAGGCAGAGGCGTAGTTACCTTCGTGCAGTATTTTGTACCAAGTTCTGAAAGAACTAAGGTTTGTATCAAATTGGTAGCCAGATATTTGGTGCTTTCAAAAAAACACCTTATTTTTGCACGTAACAAAATGATATGAATATGAAATTTAAAGATTACATTGACCTTGCAGAAAAGTATGAGGTAGAGAGCTTTATCAAGTCTGACCCTATACAATTTCCACGAAGATTTAAGGATAGAAAAGACATCGAAGTAGCGGCAGTCATAGCAGCTTGGCTTGCTTATGGCAGGCGTTCAGTATTCATTCCTAAAATAGATTATATTCTTACAGAGATAATGGGGAATAAGCCTTTTCAATATATATATGGTGTGGAATGGAATAAATACAAGGATAATTATACGAGCTTATACCGTATGACTTCTTGGCATTGCTTTGCTTCTCTTTGTGATAAACTTCATTCTATATATATGAAATATCCTAATCTTGAAGATGCTCTTGGACGTGTTACTTATTCGCAGAAATGCACATACTATTGTCAGGGATTATGTCATTTATTGTATGGTGAAACAATGATACCCGGTCCAAATAGTAATTGTGCAAATAAAAGAGTAAACATGTTGCTTAGATGGATGATAAGGAAGGATAGTGTAGTTGATATTGGATTATGGAAAACTCTATCACCTTCTCGACTTCTTGTTCCTTGTGATACACATTCTTTGCAGTCGGCAGTTGAATTTGGAATTATCCCCAAAGTAGATGAATCAAGAAAGACTTGCATAAAAGTGACTGAATTTGCAAAAAAAATATTTCCTTCTGACCCTGCAAGGTTAGATTTTAGTTTGTATGGCTATGGAGTGGAGAAATCAGAGAAATAAAGGTTATGTCAAGAATACTACGAAAGGATTAACGGGCTGGCTGAATGTAGAAGGTATTCATTTTGATGTGAATGTAACTTTTTGGAAAGATGATAAAGGAAAACCATTTATCTGTGTGCAAAGAGCCATAGAGAAGGTGTTTGATGAAAAGACTTGTACATTCAATGACATTAAACCTCGACCATTTATAGAATGCAATGCTTTTTATACGGGAAAACCTTTTCCAAACGTTTCATATAAGGGATATTTTTACCTTGCATCCTTTCGGTTTGAACTACTTGCAAGCTGGGAAACAAAAGAGATGAAATCCTTATGTATGATTGTAAGCAGAACTACTGAACAACCCTTGATAAAGAGAATTAACCAAATAATGAAAGAGAAAAACCATGAATTGCCAAAAACTTAAAAACGATTTTATCAATATGAAAGACAAGACACTCAAAGAAGTGTGTGACATTCTTAGGAAATATGATATGAATTGGGAAATTTCATTGTCATATTTTGTCGCCAGCCTATTCGGTGTAGATAGGGCTGATATGCTTTCTAAAGACAGAAGTAAAGATATAGTTTATGCAAGATGGTTCTATTGGTATGTATTAAGAGAAGTCTGTAAAAAAGACTATGAAACAATAGCACAAGAAGTATCTATTGATGATGCTATATTTGTTACAAGTAGTATATATCAGGGAATATCAAACATGCAGGAACTTATATCATCCAACAGCTTTTACCGAGATAAATGGATGATAGTTAAAAGTATGGTAAGCTTGAAGAAACCTGCTTAGTTCTCAAATGCAAAGTTGTGGTGGGTTACTTGCCCACCATTTCTTTTTCCTTCGACAAGATATTCTCTATATTCTCCTCAGTAAATCCAAAGATAGCTGCGAAGCGTTTAAACTCGTCCATGCGCGACTTAGGTATCATTCTATACATGGAATTAATCGGTTTCTCACTTTTCATGGCTTTCATTGCCTTCAAAATCTCTTTTCTTTTCATTTCTTCTATTTTTACAACAATCACAGTCACATAAGAAAATCTTAGCTATGTCCCATGTTCTATCTACCAAATCTTGACCTAAATACTGTACTTCTTCCCCTTCTAATGGAATACCGTAGAATTGGCAGATATGAACGGCACAATGTCCCAATTCATGGTGATATGATTTAAGAAACTCTTTTTCAGAGTTGGTTATACTAATTACAATAACAGATGTCCTACTGATGTAGTCACTGAATGTAAGCCCAGTATTTACGCTGCAAGAGGACAAGTTGTCATAAGCAATATCATAACTTTTACTGCCACATTTCAACTTATCCATTGCATCCAAGACTTCATCCAAATAATCACAACTGTAGTCCAAGAACAGCAATATATGCCAATCATATTTTTCGATATAAAGCTCTTGTCGTTTCATAAAAGGAATATTTAGAGCATATCCTTCCAATTAATTACTTTTCCCATGCCCATCATGTCTGCGAAGAAATGACGGAAAGCTTTCTCCGTTGTAGGGTAATCCGGGTCGTCAATATAATCGCGAATGAATGTTGCATGGTATTGTTCGTTGGGAATGCTTTTGCCCAAATAATCAGCTTTTGCCATATTCGCAACATACACACTATTATAGCCATTATCCTTTTCAAGAGTAATGTTATACTTTTTAAGCATGGCTGTAACTTGGTCTTTAGTAATAGGAGTTATCTTACCCTCTTTAGTCTTCATCATTGAAACTGCCCAATCACACATTTTTTCACTGAAATTAAAGCCATAGTTTTGAAGATACGTCCGCATTTCTTCTGGTATATTGTCATATACATCAAATGAAGTATTTCCCATTTTACTGAATATTTATTTGTTAAACAAAAGGGGAGAATAATCTCCTCCCCTCTACTACATTATCAACGACGGCGACGGCGACCTCTACGCTCGCTCATACGGTCTTCCCGGTCATAATCACGGTCGTAATCTCTATCGTACTCGCGTCCGTAATCTTCACGACGTTCACCCATTTCTTCCATTTCGTCCAAAAGGGTTTCAAAGTCTTCCTTCAAGCACTTCATGCTCTCTTTGAAGTTATCGTAGGCATCTTTGACACCACCACGACCTCTTTGAGAAATTTCTATCATTCCCATACTATTTACGTTTTAGATGTTGTTTTACTGTTTCTGTTAGAACTATTCAGTTCTTGAAGCAGGGACTTGATATCATTCAAATCGCCCTTCAAAGATTTAACTTCTGATTCTAAAGAACCGATTTTCTCTTCCTGCTGTTTCTCTTTGGCAAACTGAGGATTGAGTTGTTTCAATATATCATCGCAGCTTTCTATTACAGATTGGTGATAATCTCTGCTTTCCACTATCTGACGGCTGGTCTGAATCATATTCTCAACCTCTGAAAGAATTGCTTCCTTCTTGTCCGATACAATAGCATTAGGATAGGTAAATACCTCCACATTTGTAGGAAGTTTCTGAAATTCCATAACCTCTTCACCAGCCTTTATCTTTGCATCTATAACTGTTTCCTGCTGTGCTCCAAAAGGTACAGAAGGATTATAGGTAGGATATTTAGGCATAGGATTAGATACGGATTCAACCGTTCCTATCTTCAATATTGGTTTCTCACCTTTGATAAGAATATAGCAAATATTCCCTTGCTTTAATGAACCAAACATAGTCTAAACTTTTAATTGTTACTTACTCTTTGCCGATGAAGCAGATGCAGACTGAGTAGCTGCTGTAGCTCCTGCCGGACTGTTGATTGCCGTTACTCCCATAAGTCTGAATATTCCACAGCATTTGTCAATATAGACAAAATGTTCAGTAGTATATCCTGCTTGAATTTGTGGCGCTGGTGCGGCTGTACCTTGCGGAACAGTTACATCATGCCCAAGAACTTGCGTAGACTTATTATCAATAACTGGAATTTTAGTCGTTCCCACATTGCTATTCTCTGAAACTACTGTACTGTTTCGGTTTGCCATCGGAACAACTACATTAACGGGTAATGTAGCTCCTGCTGTACTAACCGGGTGACGAACTTTCCAAAGAACTACTGTGCGGTTTGGAAGGGCACGCCAGATACATGGGTTAATTCCATAATCTACTGTAGGAGTAGCTTCATCTGTAGTTTCTACATATCCCGAAGTTTCAATTACGGGAATGCCTGCAACGTCTATTTTGGGTACAATTACCCTTCTCGCTACGGAAACACCATTGTTAAAATAGGTAGTCATATTCCTTTATTTTAAGAGTTAATATTATAGGGGACACAAAGCCCCCTATGGATTATTAGCAACCGCAGCCACAGCCTTCGCCTGCCGCATAACCAGTAGCATAGGCGTTCACAAACGGATAGCCATAGCAACAGTTAGGGTTCGGCACACAATAAGCTGGAATGGGCGCAGGAGTGCGAAGCTGATTTACGATATTAGCTGTTTGTGCTTGCTGTGATGCACTAAGCTCCAATGCCGATTTCTCAGCACGTAATGTATCAATCTTATTCTGCATTTCGCGCATTTCAAGCTGACAGAACTTATCATTGATAATCTGAGTTTGAGCGTCAATCTTAGCACCCAGAATATTGAACTGAGTATTAGCATTAGACTTCAAATCATCTGTCTGGTTGATTGTAGCAATGCGGTTTTCGTAACCCTGCTGTTGGATTGCTCCCTTCACATCGCAGCAGCACTGTGCCATTTGGTTAGCTATCTGACAGTTACCAGCTTGGATTGAGTTGATAATCTGTTGTGAGGACATACCTACTTGACAGCCAACTTCTGCAACTTTAGCACTTACACCGTTGATAGCTTGCTGAATCTGACCTACTGAACAGTTCAAGTTAGTAGCCAGATTGTTGATAGCTTGACCGTTGCCTTGAATTGCGCTCATAAGTAACTCACGACCATTATCGTTGTTGATAAGACCAGCCAATCCGGGAGCACCAGCACCACCGCCACAGCCGCCATCATTGCCACCCCATCCGTTACGTCCGAACAACGGGAACAAGAAGAACAAGAAGATTATCCACATAAACCATGAACCATCTCCACCAAAACCGTTATTGCCATTCTTACCGTTCATAGCAACCAACAAGTTAGGGTCAATACCTTTCTGCTGCAACAGAGGGGCAAGCATAGCCATCATTCCACTGTTACCACCACCAGCTTCGGGGGTGTACACAACTGTTTTTGATTCCATATATCTTTACTTTTAATTGTTAATTGCCCCAATATTAGGGCACAACAAATTAACGGTGAAGTTTGTTACTAAAAGAATAGTTTGTATCAAGTTCGGAACTAATCGCCATTTCGGAACACTGCAAACGCTCTTTCTTTAGATTCTTGATATTGGCAGTTGACATTGTAACGTTTAAGACGGGATTTGAACTTATTCCTAATCTTATTTGTACAAGGACGAGATAAGCCAGTAAGCTCGGCTATCTCATTGTCTGTGTACCATTCTCCCAAGATGCTGACAAGAATATAACGAGCATTCACACATTCCTCCTTCTTTGAGGATATGATTTTCTCTTTGCTGACCTTGCAACAATCACTTACAATGCCAAGTGTTTCTTGATAAAGATTGATAATTCTCATAAGGACTTCTTCTTTTTAGGTTTTGAAACTGTTTCTATCAATTCGTTGGAAAGATTGTGTAGCTTATGTAAAGGAGTATAATCTTCCATCTGGTCCAATATCATAAGACCCCTCAATTTCCTAACTGTTTCTTTCTTCGGTTTTCCCATACAAGTATTGTTTTGGTTTATGCAAAGTAAGTCCTATTCACGCGGAGAACCGAATGAACTTTACGAAGTCCAAATAAAAAGCCGTAATGTATTGGAACACTACGGCTTACACGAATAACTAATTTATGAAGTAAAAAAACTAAAAGTGGTTGCGTCGGGCATATTCTGCAATTAGAATGCCATCTCTATCTGGGTGTTTAATATTATCAAACTGTGGAAACAAGCGGTTCCCTATATCTAAAGAAGCTTTTTTAAGCTCTTCCCCACTACAGCCCTTTGGAAGAAGTTCTTTTTGCCATTCCTTAGAATCTACAAACATGTGGCGAATACCCATTACTTCAATCATAATAAGTTCTGCCTCATGGCAACGTAACGCTGATGCAGTAGATGCAAAGCGGCTTGGATTTACAAGAGGACGCTCCATCAGAAGCGTAATGTCATTCTTGTTGTATTTGGAAAACAGTTCCATAAATTTGATGTAATCCAACCGGGACACTTCTTTCTTTGCCTTTGTATAATCTTGTACTTTTTTGACGGGTGTCTTGACAAAAACGGATTCAATATCATCTCCGACAATACCGATGCTGCCGGAAACGCCATTATCCAAACCAACGTAAATCTTGCTCATATCATTAGATTTTAAAGGCGTTTATATCCAAGCTTATACTTGAACAACTTGACGTTTCATCGAGCCGCTACTTCTTAGGGAGCTTGCGCTCCGGTCGTCCATAGTTGGGTTCTCACCGTCCAATCCCCGATACGCCATCGGTTGGGTTAATACTATTTTAAATCTCTCTGCGTAGCTTGGTTTTCGCTACATTGGCATTAGGTTATATACTAAGTGTCACTTTGTATATAAGTGCCATTTAAAATTTCCACAAAGATACAAACTTTTTTTTAACTTCAAAAGAAAAAGCCTCGGATTAACCGAGGCTTCCCCAAATGATATGAAGTTGGTCGCAACACGCACGTCACGTATTACTGTGCAAATATAAGCATATTACTTCTTGCTACCAACGTTTTCATCAACTATTTTAGCATCATCAAACATTGCTGCTACCTTTGAAGCTTTATCCTTGTCAATCAAAGGCTCGTCACCAGTGGTATCTACATATTCCGGAGTATCTGCACTACGGAATACAGCTTGGTCGTCCCGTATGGCATTCTGCATTTCGACTGACAATGGAGCTTTTCGAGATAAGTGCAACTTAATTACAGTCTTCCGGCACATTTCATGGAAATCGGTTACCCATTTTGAACTATCACGCACATTAGCATACTGACTTCTATATGTCTGCGAATAGCGCAGACCGTGAGCTTTCAGTTCCTCTACTGACATATATAATGTGCTCTCAAATCCGTTCAAAAGCTGGAAGTAAGATACATAACCGATAATGGGAAGTTCAGAACGCCTTTTATCGTCTTGTTCAAAATTAAAATCTATTTGACCCGTCAATCGGTTACGATTTACAAGCTCGCCTTCCCTTACGTCTGTATCATTAATACACTTAAACAGTCCACTCCGTAATGCCAACTGCCCATAAGCTCTATACCCAATCTGGAATTGCGCTTCTGTAATACCTAATTTATTGTTCTTATAAGGTATCAGATAAGCACAACCAAAAGCAGGGTCAAGCGGCAAATCGGATGCAGTAGCACGAATAGCACCATACATAAGCGTTGCTGGCTCACATTCCTGCAATTTTGCATTGTTAGCTACTAAAGATACCAAGTTGCTTACAAAAGCATCCTTTTTATCACTCAATACCTTTTTCAAATACTCTTGGGTTGCATTGTGGGATATGTAGCTATTCAGCCTTTGCAATCCCGTTACTTTGTTCTCGCTCATATTCTTTTAAAATTAATTGATATTGTTCTTCTGTAAATTCTTTCCAATCTAAAATCATAACCCTATACCCAGCTTCCTTCTCTATAAGATTACGGTAATACTCCACATTGAAAAAATCATCTTCTTTAGGTAGAAATAAAGAAGCTTGACCTCTACTATGATAATAGACAATGTACCAATAGGAAACGGCAGGAGCATCAATACATGAATATACTACACTGCCAATATAACCTAAAAAAAGAATACCTAAGACTATCCATACTAACATATTACTGATGGAGTAAAGAAAATGTCCTATGCAAAGCACACCAATTATAGACAATATGATAAAGAGGAGAGAAACTATCTCTTTCCCCACAGCCTTTATAATCTTACTTTTCATCCTTCACCTCCTTAGTCTTAATCAGTACATATCCTTTCTTCTTGACCGCCCTCTGATATTTAGCCGCCAGTTCTGGATGCTCAGCCGTAAAACGTACCTTGTCGAATTGAATAGATACGCTTTCGTCCACTCTGCTAATAGTGAAATAGGGGGTCTTTACACTCTTGATTTCATTCTTGCACAAGAAATCATAGAAACGGGATTTAAATTCCTCTATGCTGTCCTGCTTCTCCTTTATTGAAACAAGGATATTGTTTACTTGCTTCATCTGTTCTTGAACCTCGGCAGGCAAATAATCCCAATCTATTTCCTCACGTTTGTATTCAGTCATTTCGGACACGTACTGGGCGGCAATATCCATGCCAGAGGAAATATCAAATACTGGCTTCTTGAATATCACTTTCTTTCTGCTTATCTTATCGGGGTCAAAGGCAAACTGTAGCTGAAATTCGTCCTCAAACATAACAGAAGCATCATAGTGGCAAAGTTCAAGCTTGAAATCAGCACCTAACTGCTCTGCCAATTCCTTACCAAGCACATACTCAACATAAAGTTGTTCCTTATAATCTTTATAAGTCTGCTCAATGTCAGTAGTAGTAGCCTTACATTCGACCCATAAGAGCAATGGCTTATCCCTACTATCGTCAAAGAGAGAAAAATCAATATGCACGAGCAAACCAAGTCCTTCACGCCCGTACTTCTGACTTCTAAAGCATTTATTGCTTTCCCAACGTTCATCCACCTGCACCAAGCTGTCATAAATCATATTTTCTATGAAATCACCGTACTGCATGGCAAGATTAGTAATGTTTGGTCTTTCATACAGACCTTTGGCAATGGCAAGACGCTCTACTTGCCCTCTTTGAACACAACCGTTCTTAGCTATGGCGGCAAGTACCTTCCCGTCTGATGAACCTAATGAACCAATTCTGCTATTAATTATATCATTTTTATAATCTAAATTCATTTAATCATTCTCCTCTACTTTATAATTATACATAGAATTATATAACCTTTCTGATATTTTCCCACATTGAAAATATTTATCTGCAATTTCTTTTATATATAATTCTTTAGCTTTTTTATAGGCATTATATGCTTCTTTTTCTGTTTTAAATGACCCTATGTATTTTTTAGTACCATATTCACTTACACTTGCTATATATGAGTTTCTATCTTTTCTAACGCCAATAGGATATTTACCTCTATATCTTTGTCTTTTAGTAAAAATCACGTTGATTTCTTCTGGTACAAAGCAGCAAGTTTCTGGAGAATATACCTTGTTCCCCTTTACTAAAATGTCTTTATCAAGTACATACCCTTCTACATAGTTTTCGTCAAACCAATGCTTGAAATTAGAAAAATACTTCCATTCGTCACAGACAGAACAGTCTTGATAAGTAGGTTGACGTACTTTAACATTATTATCATATCCCCTTCTAATAATGCCTCTCCATAAAGAATATGAATATATATGCCTATTTTTTACCTTAACGGATTTATTATAGTCATTAATTCCGAATCCATATATTATCTTTTTATTCTTTTCGCTCTTACATTTAGGGCATCCATTCCCCCTTAAATGGCTTTTTGGAATTTGCCAAAAGTCACCATGTTTAGGACAAGTGATGCAGACTTTAATTATAGAATTTTTATAATTAACTTTAGAATAATCATAATAATTGTTATGAATTAATCTTGAACGATTTATAAAATTGTTCTCCATATCACTTCATTTCGTTAATAAATTGCATAATATCTTCCCTACTTACGTGACCTCTGCCTTTAGGCTGCAACAGCATATCCGCAAAGAGGTCTGCAACAACATTGTTGATGAAATCGTGAAGTGTACGCTTAGTCACGCACTCCTCCGATTCAGACATCTCAATCTTAGACTTGATTTCTTTAAGAATTTCATTGTTCTCTTCCAGCAAAGCTAAAATTCTATCAATCTTCTCTTCCATTCTCCCATCGGTTAAAATGCTCCAATGCCCTGCTAAGTGTCTGACAACAAAAGGCACTGACACCAAAATCGTTAGCTGTGGGATATAGAACTCTTGCCTCGTAATGAACCGTCTGACCGTTAAGAACTACATCAGTGTCGCTACATTCCCTACGTCTGAATACTTCATACCAGCGTACACTCGGATTCTCAATAATCTCAACCATGTAGATGTACGCATTGTTACCTTTATTAATCTGCTGGAAACGAAAAGGCTTCATACTACCCTTACCGTTAAATTTTAATTCCAACTCCCTCATAATCATTTATTAAAAGGGTAATCCATCGGGGTCATTTTGAGAAGGCTGATTAAACGCTTGTGCTGCTACTTGTTGAGCCTGCTTAATCTGCTGCTGTACGGCTGGGGCTGGCTGCTGCCCAGTAGTAGAAGCTTCCTTCTTTCCACGTTTTATCAAAATGTTACCACTCTTAGCCAAGACACTCCAATATTTTACTTTTGTATCTTGGTTTATTTGATAACACATCATACCCACTATTCTTACACGGCTTCCTTTCTTACCATATTGGCATATCTCCTCAGCATCCGCACCAAACAATGTAACATCAAAATATTGCGGAACATATTCTACATTAGGAGCTTGACCTTTAGTATAGTTTGTACATACCGAAATAGATGTATAGCTCTTACCGTTCTTACTTGTCTTCAATTCCGGGTCTTTTACAAGATTTCCCTCTAATTCAATTCTATTTACGTCCATTTTAATTCAAATTTATGTCAGTTTCAAACTTCTTTTCCAAATCATCTTCACTCATAGATATTTCACGAAGTGTATTCAAACATGCCAGAATATCCTTCTTCATAGATATGGCACAGTCAAAGTCCTCTTCACATCCATCCTTAACTGCTTGTGAGTACATCTCAAACATAGACTTTATCTCTGAGGTCTGAAATTTTACCAAATCCTCCAAATCATAGTGTAGAACCAATTTAGCTACTTCTTTCATTTTTACATTTTTTATACTATAACAAAAAGTTATAATGGTTAGTTATTCTTGTCTTAACAATGCCTTAGCAATAATATCCGGGTCAATCAGCTTTTTTCCTAATTCCCGAATAGCCTTGTTGCACGCATCAGTATTCAAATCCACATCGGGAACTAAAGCCTTCATAAGCTCATTCATTAGCTGTGACATCTTATTCAAGTCTAAATGGGCAAATTTAAGCCTCTTGAACGAAGGGTCTTTGGCAATCATCTCCTGCCTGCGGTACTTCAACTGGCAACAACTATAATCACACATAGTCCTTGCCATTTCCAGCCAACTGAAAAGCTCTGAATCCTCGACACAAGACTTGTCATACTCACCTTTAATAGAATTAAACAGAGCATCAACTTCATCTTGAATAGCGTCCATGAAAATATCATTGGAATCGGCAAACTTAGCGGAAGAATCAGCCATCATAGCATTTATTACCTTCTCATATCTACTTCTTTCAAGCTCAACCTTATTCGCCAACTGCTTTACACGAAAGCGGTAAAAGGGACTTTTCCTTAACCTAAACAGTGCAAATATCACTGTAGCACAAGCAAGGTCGTTAGTAGCCATAATATTATAGCTGACAGTGGATATTAGTGCTTCCCGTTCGGAAACAACTACATGTGTATCTTCATATTCATTCATATCACTTGTTTCTTATCTGTATGTAGCCACGCTCCTCGGCAACCTTCAAATCCGGAAGGTCAATCTCCTTAACATCAACGGGTGTTTCACCATTGATGCTGATATAATCAGAGAATCCGAAGCGTTTGACAATACGGTCATACATTCTTGGTGAACCATCGGAAGGCTTGTGCATAGCCTCCTTAGTCCAGTAAATAGTCAACCTCATTTCTTTTTAACGTATTTCGCCATGTATTTGGTCGGAAACAGCTTCATATCAAACAGCCATTTGATAATCAGAATGACCGTTTCGCCAAAGCTGTCTACCGGATTGTGAAAGGAGATTAAAGTCTTCTCCCCATGCTTGGTCTTACGGGTATAGGACAGATTATACACGTATGTCCCCTTACTTATGGTAAATGAGTATGTATAACCATCATCATCCACAATAAAGCCGGGAATCATGTCTATCAGACGCATCATACTCCAAAGAGGTATGTCGCGTTCCTCGTCGTGCAAGGTCAAATCTGCCGTCCGAGGGTCAATACCCAAGCCAAGCAATAACTTGGACTGCATGACAGTAGTAGAGTTTGTATTAAACATGTTCATAATCTCATTCTTTAATTAGTTTCATCCATTTATCTGAATCACACTCGTAAAAAAGATTGCATCCACGATAGCTTTTCCGAATACCCAAGCAAACACGGATAATAATTGACTTGGTAATTCCCAGCCTGCGAGCCATCTCCGTAGCGGAAGGGTAGTGACCCACAATACGACCGTCCTTAATGACTATTACAGACTTCTGAAAATGAGGCATCTTGGTAGAACCGTCAGCTATCCTCTTTTTCATAATCTCCGACAGCTTCTTCTTAGTTTCCTCGGAACAAGGTCGCCCTCCAAATCTCAATCTGTGACCCTTATTGAACTGCCCCTTGCAATTCCGGTCACGGTAAATAGGTTCTAAATATAGCTCCATATCATTCTCTTAAATAGTCCTCAACATCAATACGACCTTTCTTGCACTCCGAACCGGAAACAATCAAGCTATCCAAAAAGGTTTCACCATCGTCAAAGTGAAACGTCACAGATACGTCCCCGACCTCTATGTTGTCACTCGTATTGTCGTTCCCGTATATAGCCTCTTGACAAGCCTCAATGTAGCGGAGGCACTGATGAAGGTCTATAGCTTGTTTAAAACTTAAATTCATAATTAATCCAATAACATTTTAACCAACAATCCAGTATAAGCACTCGCAAACAACGCCATTTCCAGCCAGAACAGCCACTTCTTCTTGAACAGCATGACAATGCCGGACACAAAGAAGAAAGAGGAAGGGATATACCACATGCCAGAGAACAGCAGCCACAAGGTAGTGCCCAATCCGGCTACTATAGTTCCACCGAAGTGAACCTTTCTCTGAAACTCCTCCTTGAACAAAGGGGCTGTACCGACAAACATCAGACCGCCACAAGCCAAGAAAGAGAGAAACTGAACACTGTCAGAGGACAATTCAAGCCATACGGGAACAAGAAGCATAGGACAGAGAACCATAGCAAGCTGAAACAGCCAAGAAGGACGGTGCTTCTCCTTCAAAATGTAGTAGGTATCTGAAAGCGATGCAGGCAGTCCGCATACCTTCAAAGCATAACCAATGTATGCAACAAGTGTTAATAAAGATAACAGATATAAATATGTCATTTGTTAACGATTTTAATATTATCTCAATGCAAATATAGGAAAAATTTCTCTAAAATGTAAACTTTTATTGCTGTTTTACAACATTGTGCTGCAAACTTTCACCAATATTGTCGGAGGAGCAACACTTGCCTTTTACATAACCAAAAGTGCCTATTCTCCTTGCCAGCAACAACGTTGAAATGCTCACTACGCTTCATAAATAAAATCTCCTTTCATATCATTCAAGTTTTTAGTTAAACAACACCGCAAATGTACTAACTAAATTCTGAAATCCAAATTATAGAAGCGAAAATTTTAATTTTATTTCGGATGGACGATAAAATACTTAGGTCGGAGGGTAAAATAGGCAAATAAACGGTGTATAAATGCAAATAAAGCATACCACCAACCAAACCAACATCCAAGATTCTAAAACCCACGATTTCGGGGGAATTAAAATCATCAGTAGGCAAATACACAACGCCACGGACATATTTGACGAAGACGTAAATTACCGCTTCGACTGAATATCAGATACTTACAATATTACATCTCAATATGGCAATTTAAATAGCGACTGATAATCAGATGTTTAGCCACGGACTTTTTTTGTTTTTTTATTTTTTCGGAAGTAGGCTATGTGTACCCCACCGTTTCCGGCTACGGTTTACCCCCCCCATACCCCTATGAAGGATTCTTTGCCCGTCTTGCTTGTTTGCAGGGGCACTGAGAAACGAACGAAGCACGGAGAAAGCATTGCATACCTCAAACAATTACGAAGGCTTATACGGGCTGAATATTTAAACCAAACATCCGTTTGCAAAGAATATTGCATGATGTTTTTGCGTTACGCGCATGTGCGTGTGTACTCATGCGTGATTATTTAAACAATTAGGCTTTATATAAATCAATATAACACATAAAAACAATAATATACAATACAATATAACATAGATATAATTATATATATACTAAATAATATATTATTATAATTATATTATATATATAATATTAATATAGATATTATTAATTAATATACTTTAGAATAATGTTTAAAAACTTGTTTTTAAACGAATGGTTATTAACGCTGCCAGTGTGCGAAGCACTATATATATAATTAATATATATAATATATTATGTGTGTGTCTGTACGTGTTTGCATGAAGTCGGAAAATATAGGAACTGGAACAGTAGTTTTTTTGTTTTAGTAACTACTTGTTTTTTTTGGCGTTGTTTTCCTTTATTATCGCTTGTTTTGTGTAAATATTTATGTAATTACGCACTTTATTTGTAAATGAGAGTTAAAATACGATAGCTGGATATATTTTTAACGTTTAATTAACATATATATCAAAAGAAAGCCGTATCTTTGTAATGTCGAAAGGAAATAACAGTAGTTAAGCAGAAATAGGAGGCTTAACAGAAAAAACTGGAGTAAACAGTTTACCCGCTTAGGTTAGCGTTCATTGGCATGTTTACATACTGGAAAAGCGTTGACGCATGAATAGTTACAATAGATAACATTACATGCGATGGTAGGCGCTGTGAAATATATAGTGTTAAGCAAGTGCAATAAACGTAATTGCAGCAAGTATGTAGGAAGTCGTTACCTATACACTACTTAGCTATATTAGATAAAGAATGATATGAAGAAGGAACGGGAAATAGGATATAAGCCTATGGATATATGGCTATAATATATAGCTTTTATCTGATAGCCATCCGATTTTCCCGTGCTGCTTCTGTAATGCAGCCTTAAGACGGTTACAAGCCCGTGAAATGCAGAGTACAGAAATTGAAAATCAATAACTTAAAAATATAGCATTATGAAGACTTTAGAAAGTATCTTTTCAGAGATTAAAGAACGCGGTGTAATCACTAAACAGCAATTGCAGTTGTTAAAAAACCGCTCTAACAGGGAACAAAAGGACGTTATAAATTACGATTGGTTGGAAAGTGTCGGAGATGGTTACGGCATTCCATTGACAGAGGAACAAGGCGTTCAAGGCTTGAACTGGTTAAAGAAGTTCATCAAGAAGAACGGAGGAAGCAACGTATACGGATATAGGGAGCTTGAAATAATTAACAATGCTTCTCCGTGTGATTTTGTTTTCAAAGGGTTTTATGATGCCGGGAGCGGTTGGTTTAGAAACTTCCTTCCTATCTACCAGCTCAACGGTATGGAATATATTCCTATGTCAGAACCTTATATAATAGGCTGATAATAACGGGCTTATTACCCCTACTACATTAAAATCATTTATCCATACTAAAATAACAATGTTATGAAGACAACAAGAAAGGAAATATATCGCATTTATGGAAAAGAAAATGTAATATCATTAGGTTATTGCAAAATACAGAGTATAGAAAACTATCTTACAAAGGTAGGGCACACCGAACGTATAGAAGGTTGGGCGGCTGATATTTACGAATTGCCGGAACCATATAATAATATAGCTGTCTGCACTGGTTACGCTCCATTCGGAACGAGCAACGAAAAAGCGCGCAAAGTGTGCGAACGATGGGAAAAACTATATTATAACTACGATTATACGCAACGCAAAAGAATGGTTAAACGTTTTGCACATGAATTGTACAAGGCGGTTAATAACGAATAAAGCAGCGTGTAATATGTTCTTAGTTATGTTGTTGTTATTCGGTGCTGTGTTGTTCATCAGCGGCACCGATATAGGAGGATAAGGGAATTTATAAACGACATGATAAATTTTAAGATTATGAAACGCGAAAAGATGGATAATATATTACGTAGCTTGTTAGTTGCTGGCAACATTGTAACGGTATCATTTGATGAAATGAAAGACATTCGCAAAGAGTTAAACCGCTTTGTTCCAAAAATCGAAATAGAGATAATAAAGAGTGATTTTGAAACGGTTTCTTTCCGCGAACTAAGATACTAACCAATAAAGTATACATATATGGAAGTAAAACATACTTTTCAAATAGAATCAACCGTAATAGATGCCACAATTTCGGAAATTGAGAAAGTAGTACCAATTTGGGCAAGAAATAAAGGCAAAAGCCTAACCGTATTAATTTACACGGGTAACAAGTGGCAATTATACAAGGTTTTCACAGCTTAATAGATACAATTATCCCGGTACCGTGTGGCTCGTAGTGGGTTGCATGAAGGAAATGACAGGAAATAACGGTTTTTAAGCCGAATTATCTGCCAAAGGTTCAACGCCTTGCAAGTGGTGCGAGTTCCACGGGCAGAACTATTACTAACTTAAAACAAAAAGAATATGGAAAAGAATTATTTTATCCAGATTAACGAAAAAGGACGTAGTATAATGCTTCAACCATGCAACGCATTCGAAGCTATAAGGTTGCTAAACTTCTACTGCGATGGGATAAACCTACTTAAAGAAACACAAGAAGTTATAAGCATAGAACTGTATGAAATTGGAAAATCATTACCCAAACGAATTTTAATATGAATATAACAGATTTTTATAACGGACGATTTATTAGCGGTAAAATATTAAAGCGTGATTATCGCATCATATGGCAACGAATTGTAATAGCTACAGCCGCTTTTTGTGGAATGTTCATTTTTATGATGACTATTCAGTTAATGTGTTGGTTATCTGATTTGTGTAACTACGTTTTTAGGTAATAGCATGAAGTTAATAACGAAATTTAAGCCCGAACTAAAAGAGTTTATAAGCTTACAAGGGTTGAATATCAACGATACAATAAAGGCAGTAAGAAACGGCAATTTGTTTATTTACAAGGCAGAAACAAAGCGTGAAATATTGTATCATGGTATTACTAATTTAAAGTACCCGTATATATTATCAGAGCATAAACTACCATTATAACAAAAAGTTATAACTGTTTTGGTAATATATATAATATATAATATATAATATATAATAAATATGGATGAAACGTTGGAACAAAGAATTAAAAGGTTAAAATTTTGCCGTGATTGTATCGTACTTGATTACGATACTGGGAGAAAAGAATATGAACGTCTTGAACGTATGATTAAAGAGTTAAAACAATTAAAATCAATCAAGTAATGAAAACTTATAAGAACTTTGAAGAAGACTTCGAGAAAGCAAAAGCAAACATGGAACTTTTGGAAAACATTGTGTCTGTAGGCATTCCAAAGAAACAAGCGGTTTACTTTAACAGTATATCAGTAGATAGTAAGTACAGCATGGGACAAAGAACGTATCTATACGTAGGTGATAAATTGGTGCATTGCAATGATGAAAGAAAGTTTTATGTAGGGCACAACAAATTTATTGAAACACACGGAAAAATAGTTGTCCGCTTCAACAAAGGAGAATTTAAAAAGTATATGGCTATGTGCGAAGAAATGTATAAGGCTAAAATAGAGGCGAACGCATCTAAATATATTTCTTTAGTGGATAACATAAAAGACTTTATAAAGCCTAATATTGACCTTAAAAACAGCCAGTTTAACAAGAGCAAGGGAATAGGGTGTGTTTACATAGAAAAACAATTTGTATAACTTCTAAATATTAAAAACTATGGCATTAATAATAATTATCGGATTTATTGGCTGTTTGTTGTCTGGAGAACTCATTAAATTAGGCAGATAATGGGAAAGTTCATGTTTCTACTATTGGTGTGGGATATTGTGGCTTTATTTGCCATCATACTACGTCCTAACTTCAAATATAGTAGTGATGTTATCAGTTGGCTTATAGCCGGAATAGCTTTGTCTGTAATAATAATAATCAGTTAGTAATAAGATGGATAAATATGTTTACTACCTTCGTGTATCAACGAATAAACAAGGTGATAGCGGTTTAGGGTTGTCAGCCCAAGAAAAGACTTGTATAGACTATATTAATAGCAAAGGGGGGATTATTTGTGGTAAGTTTGTAGATGTGGCTTCGGGGAAAGACTGTTCCCGTGTGGAATTGTGGAAAGCTATAGAGTATTGCAAAGCTAATAGTTGTACCCTTGTAGTGGCTAAGCTCGATAGGCTTTCAAGAAATGCCGAATTCGTTTTCCATGTAGTTAATACGGGTATAGAGATATATTTCTGTGACCTTCCAGTAGTCAACACTATGATATTAGGCATCTTTGCATCCGTGGCGCAGTACGAGCGCGAACTAATTAGCAAACGAACAAAGGAGGCTTTAGCAGCGAACAAAGCTAAGGGCATATTATCCGGCACAGCTAATAGCAATTATCGAATTGACGAAGAAAGTAAGAAGCAAGCAAGTATAGCAAGTGCAAGAACGCGAAACAGAAAAGTAGTAGAAAGTGCTGAGTTCGCTTGCTTTTGTAGAATACTACGAAAAGTAATACCTATACTGAATGAAAATTCTACGGATGAAGAACTATTCTTTTTAAACTGGACTAAATACCGTACAAGTTTTGTACTTTCCCAGTATCACAAAGCGGAAATAAAGGAACTCATGCAGGAAGCTAATAGGAACAACAATAAATTGTTTATCGGCATTGACTTTACGAATGCTAATTTTTATCAGTATATTAGTAGCCGCGTACAAGCTACGTTCAATTCAATTTCTAAATACAAAGAATATAACTTATGAAGATACTTCAAATAGCCCTAATAACTAAAAAGGGCAACGTATTTAAAGTAAAGATGCAGATAGATGAAATTGTCTTTGAAAGTAAAGAAGAAGTAAGGGAAAAGCTACTTTCTGTATTTACCAATAGGAAGGATGCTATAGTAGACGTTGTAATCCATTCCATGCAAGACGAATTAGAGGTTTCCAATTACTCCAATGAGCAACTTAAGGCTGAACTAAAAAGAAGGGTAAATATCGCGCGTATGAAAGCGATTAGAGAAAAGCCCAAGTATTATTATTGGGAAGGTACTATAGTTGATATTCTGAAGCGATATAATAGGTTTGCCAATTGGAAATTTAAAATAGATTCCGAAGAACTGGCGGCAAATGAAAATTTTTCGTATCTGAATAAATGGCATGGTTTTGAAATGATAAGCGGTGCTTTCAATATGACAACTGCACCAAAAGTTGGGGATAGGGTCAAATTAAGATATCGTGTAGTAAAGAGCCATTTCCGTTCCTATAGAGATTCTAAAATCGTATCAGTAATAGAACGGGCTGACTTGTCAAATGAAACAGTAATAGCAGGCAGTGAATTGTAAACTAAAACTATAAAGAGATGAAAGCAATATTAATAGCAACAAAGGAAACAATTGAAGTAATAAAAGCTGGCGAATACACCAACATTTACGTAACAGAGGACGGCAAGCAGTCGTTCTTAGGTGATGAACTTATTCTTCTTGATGAAGTGAAGGAAGAAGCAAAGGAGCGTGATTGGGAAGAGGTTAGGATAAATGCTGCAATAGCAACGATGCAATCACTTTTAAATAATCCACAATATGAGAACAAATCAATAATAGCCATAGCTGACATGAGCGTAAGTATGGCTGATGTATTGGTTAAAAAGCTGAAAGGAGAATAACTATGAAAACAGTAAAGTTGTCAAATTTGAATGTTGGTGATATTTTCATGTTTAAAGGCGTGATGTATGAGATTACCAACAAGACACAATGGATATCTACATGTAGATATGTTAACGATAAATATCAATATGGAGGCTGGCTATCACATAAATATCTGTATTGTAATTTTAGTAACTATGTAAAAGTTGAGGTATGAAACATATATTGGATTGGTATAATGAAAATACTCCTCAAAATGAGGATGAATACGAAAAAGGATGCTTGACAAGTGCTGCAATAATAGCAATAATCTTCATAGCATTAACAGTAGCAATAATAAATATTTGAGGTAACTATATAGAACTTTGCACTAAAAATTATATAAATAAATAGGAAATTTAAAATATTCTATTTATATTTGCGATATGTATTTAACGGAGCAACATATAATAACAGTCAATGACAAGAGGTACAAGGATTTAGACCGGATTTGTTTCTTATCTAAGAACTTGTATAACGCGGCTTTGTATATCATAAAGCAAGAATTTCTTGTTTCCGGGAAATGGATAAGGTCTGTGGAGCTTAACAAAAAGATGGTTGCAGAAAACAATGTTGATTTTAGGGCTATGAGCGGTTCTTCTTCCCAGCAAATACTTATGGCTTTGGATAGAAATCTGAAATCTTATTTTTCAGCCATTAAAGCATGGAAAAGGGATAACAAGAAATTTACTGGATGTCCTAAATTCCCGAAATACAAGCATAAAACAAAAGGAAGAAATATATTTTCTTATTCTTATGCACAATTTAAGCATAGAGGAGAATATATTTACTTTCCAAAGAAAGAAGGTTTGCAACCATTGAAAACCAGATGTAAGGAAGGAACGGTTAAGCAAGTCAGATTTGTTCCGAAAGCAGACTGTTATGTAATAGAATTGGTGTATGAATCGGAGGTAAAGGAACAGTTACCAGATAACAATAGATATATGTCTATTGATTTGGGGGTTAACAACTTTGCTTCTATTGTAACGAATACGAGCAATAAGGCTGTTTTGATAGATGGAAAGAAATTAAAGTCTGTCAATCAGTATTATAACAAGAAAAAAGCTAAAGTTCAATCACAATTAAAGAAAACAAATGGAAAGGAAAATTCGAGACGGTTAATGAACCTTACAAGAAAGAGAAACAATAAGGTCAAGGATTATTTGCATAAGGCAAGCAAGGAAATTGTAGGCATGTGCCTGGAAGACAACATAACGACATTGATAGTGGGACATAATGACGGATGGAAACAGGAAGTGAATATGAGTAAAAGAAACAATCAGAATTTTGTTTCAATTCCGTTTGAGACGTTCATATCAATGTTAAGGTATAAATCTGAAAGACAAGGACTAAGATTTGTTGAAATAAACGAATCTCACACGTCGAAATGCAGTTCTTTAGATTTAGAGGAGATAAAACATCATGATAGTTATGTTGGAAAGAGAGTAAAAAGAGGTCTTTTCAGAACAAAGAACGGGATTTTACTCAATGCAGATATAAACGGAGCCTACAACATCATGAGAAAAGTAAAAGGGGATGCAGCAATGCCACCCTATAGAGGGTTTGGGTATAACCCAGTTAAGAAATTTATTAACAAATAGATACAAGTGTAAACATGTATATAATTACCATATTTGATTTGAAAATGGAAAAACAACCGATTAGCATACAAGACGTGATACAAGAACTTCGCGACTTGTTCAGAGTGACAAACAGAGGATTTTCAAGCGAGATAGACGGGATATTCTTTATTGATAAAAGGCAATATTCTGCGTCCGAAGTGCACATGAAACTTGAGATGTACTTCAATGACAAGTACATAATCAACGGGCTTTGCAAGATATATCCGAATTATGTGACTTATACACGATTTGAGATTAAGAGCATTGACAAGCTGATACCTAACTATAAACTGATGGGAGGTTATACGCCCGAAAAGGAGGACTGAATTATGGCGAAGAGTATATTTACTCCAATGGAAAAGTTTAATGAGATTTTGGCGGTCTATAAACTTAAATCAAGCAATATTGGAGAGTATGAGGGAAAGCATATCAGAGTATTCCACAATGAGAAGAAACTGTTTGATTACTACCCATGCCGGATGAAGCTATTTGACTACCATAATTGGCATCAGCTAAGTTATCCTATGCACGGGAATAAGGATTGGGAAAAGGAACTAAGGACAATAATTGAAAAACTTATAAGAAAATGAAAACAGTAGTAGTAACATTGATTGCTTTATGCAGCGTTATGTGTTCAGTAAATGCACAAAAAATCAGAAAAAATGAGATTGACAAGTTTACAAAAACTCATGTTGTCGAGACGTCAAGACCGTTAGTCAATAAATATCCGGGAATACTATATGCTTCCTTTTATAAAAATGGCGATGATGAGTTTTTACGCCTTTATTGGGAATGTAGGGGTATTATATCTATGGACAAAGGGAACAAAGTTATTTTTCTTGATGTAGAAGGGAATCCATACACATTTTATAATTCCCAGTATATTATGTCAGAGGATATACATGCAACATCTAATAATTTAGGGAGTGAATATATTTTAGAAATGTGGCTTGTTGGAGATTTAAGTATATTTGAAGACAAAGAATTGGCGGCAATTAGAATTTATACAAACCAAGGCTATGAGGATATAAAGTTAGGCAAAAGAATAGCAAAACTGAAAGAATTGTATTCAGTTTACAAGTCGGCTTTATAATAATTGTTAATAGTTTGACTTGTTTTTTGGAAATTTCAAAAATAACAGCGTTCTTTGCATTGCAATCGAGAGGTAGAATGCTCGGTGATAAACGATATTAGGATTCAATAGCAATTCAACATATAGCTTACATTGGCACATTCTACCTGCAATCGTGCAGCCTGCCAGTGTATAGCAAAGCTTAAAGCACTGGGAGTTTTCTCGGTGCTTTTTGCTTTATTATGCTAAACGGCAGAAGGTTTCTTATCTCCACACCTCGCATACGATGCTTTAACATTGAAAATGGGATATTGTACTAACAAACTATGTAACTACTGGATAATGATAGCAATGCCTTGCCAGACAACTATCGACTTCATGCCTTTTAATAACAAAGTAGATTACATAGAACGAAAATATAAATCCTACATAAGTAGGTGGAGGGTACGGGAGTGTTGTTAGTGCATGTAGGCGTTAAAGTAAGCCGAAAATATTCTTTTTATTATTTATCTTTTAAATCTTTAGATAAATGGTATGAAGGATATAAAAGGTAAACTATATTAGTAATTGAAATATTATGAAAAAGAAGCCTAAAAACAAGAAATGGAACAAAGGAACGACTAAGAAGAAACCTATTGTTCAAACTCCATTAGAACTTTATAATGCAAAAAGTTATATCAAAGACTATGCAATCATTGCTAAGTTCTCCAGTATGTCGGATAGTACGAAGGATTGGATTGAAGTCCATAGATATGATTTACAAAACAAAGCAAATAAGTATGAACACTTTGTGGGAAATTATCTGATTAAAAAAGGTGTTAATTTTATCCACCAAGCACCTTTTGTTATCAATCGAAAGATTTACTTCTTAGATTTCTTTATTCCTACATTAAGAGTTGCTTTAGAGATTGATGGTATATATCATTCATCATCAAAACAGAATGAAAAAGATTCATTTAGAGATAAGGACTTTAAAACGATTGGAATTAAAACTATTAGAATAAGTAATGATGAAGCTAAAGACGAAAAAATATTAGATATTCGGATGAAAGCGGAAGGCATTGTTAAACTTTAAAATACAAATGACATGAAGATTATCTTTTTAGACATTGACGGAGTTGTTTCTACCCATCGCTGCCAATGGAAGCTTGACCCCGAAAAAATGGAATTGATAAAGAGGATATGTGATGCTACGGATGCTAAGATAGTTGTTACTTCTTCTTGGAGGGGATATAACTTGAAACAGACCATAGAGAATTTGGTTGACTTGGAGAGAGAAGCAGGATGCCAGCCTTTTTTATATCCCGAACTTATTGTCGGCTGTACTGATAGAATGTATTCCTTCAAACATGGGAATAGAGATACTCATTTTAGCCTTCCTCGTGGCTGCGAAATAGAACGTTACTGCTTTGAGCACCAAGAAATCGAAAGCTATGTTATACTTGATGATGATTCGGACATGCTTCTTGAACATAAGGACAAGTTTATTCAGACCAATGCCTTATTGGGTATTTCCGAAGAAGATGCAAAGAAAGCCATCGCTATACTGAAAGGCAAGAAACGTGTTTCGACAACAAGTAAAACGTTTGATGTCCGTGCCGACTTGTCCTATGTCAGTGAGGAACTGAAAGATTCTTGGAACATTTGGCTTGACTACAAGGACGAAATCAAGAAGCAGTACAAGACGGAACGAGGTGCAAAGATGATGTATTCCAAGTTAGAAAAGTATTCTGATGGAAACCCTATTCTTGCTTGCGCCATTGTCAACGAAGCCATCTGTCATAGCTGGGACGGATTCTATTCATTATCCGACAAACAGAAAGATTTTTTCCTATCGGATAAAAGCCCTTATAGGAGCGAAAATTCCAATTCTTCCTACATAGATAAGAGATTGCAGGAGTTGGACGAGAAAATCGAAAAATACAAGTAGTATAAAGCTAAATTTAAGGTGATATGCAAGTAAAGAACGGAATAATAATAGATGGAGTGCTGCATGAATTGCGGGAGAGCAAAAGTAAAGATTGTAAGCAATGTTCCCTTCTTCATTTATGTGAAAATGAATTTGAACCATCGTGTATTTGTTGGGTTGGCTTACAGTCTGAATCAATAAAGGAAACACCTATGTTTATCAATCGTGGCAAAGTAAAAGTAGGAAAAGAGGAGGAATAAACAACATGCAATGCTCCACATGCAAGTTCTATGTAAAATCAACGCTGTATGGCAACTATTGCAAATGTAATGATAGACCAAAGCCATGCGCATTAGTGCGAAAGCAGAAGTATAACAAGAAGCGTAAATACAAGTACGCAAAGTATAACAATAATCGGAAATAATTATGAAAACAGAGAATATGACATTTAGCGAAGCCCTTGAAGCGATGAAGCAAGGGTACAAGGTGAAAAGAGCGAGTTGGTCTGCTGGCTATATTTATTTGAAAAACAAGGATATTGTTTATGATGATTGTGACAATAAGTTTGAAGGTGTTAGTATAGACTATATCTTTGCTACTGATTGGGAAATATACAACGAGCCAAAGCCCGAACCGAAGTTTGAAATTGGGGAATTGGTTATGATGCGAGATAGGATTGATTTAAAATGGTTTCCAGAACATTTCGCCCATTACGAACCAAAGAAAGAAGTTCCATATATGGCAATAAGCGGAAGAGATTATGTGCAATGTGCCAAATTTGATAAAGACATAGTATTCACCAATAAACCAGCAAAGTTATGATACAGAAAGCAGAATTTGATAAGTTGCAGTTTGGGGACAAGCTTGCACAAATAACTGAGAATGGAGAACTTTACACCTATAAATACATAGGTCGTGACCCGGGATGGGAAAACAGGTATGCCTTTTTGAGTGGTGGAGATGGTAGTAGTGCATTACATTACAACCGTGATTTTATAAGTAAATTATTCTTTTACGATTGCTATTCCGAGATAAAGAATATGGCAGATGCAAAGAAGGCAAAATACTATCGCCAATGGCTGGAAGAATACGAAGTGAACGGAATACCTTATATATTTCATCATGATTTGTTGAGTGAATTGAACTATGAGGAAAGAGGATATCCGGAATCCGTGTCAGAAAAGGTGAAGCATGTTATCGCAGACGATATAACCGAGGCTTTGAATGATAAGTTTAAAGGACTGAAAGACGAGGCTTTGAATTATGCGTTAAGCGAGTTTGACAAGCAGAAACACGGTTTGGAGGCTACTGCAAAAATATGGAAACATTTCGCATTAATCTTTATCATTACGACTATTGTTTTAACATTTAGATTATTTATACAATTATGACCGAAGAACATGTAACATTAGAGACAGCGAAGCTGCTGAAAGAGAAAGGGTTTCTACAAAGGAAATATTTTATAAATGTTTCTACTTTGCATCATTGTTATAAATACCTATCTGTTCCACCTCAATCGGTAGTTCAAAGGTGGCTGCGCGAAAACAAGAACCTACATGTACTCTCTACTCCTAAAGTAGTAGAGAGTTATAATAAGATAGGAGAAGTCGTTAAAACCGAAGTAGAATTTTATTATTGGGATATATATGTCGTTGGCAGCAATAAACATAAACATATCATCCAAAATTGCTTCACCAATCAATTTAATACCTACGAGGAAGCACTTGAAGCAGGAATACAAGAAGCGTTAAAACTTATATGATTATGATACAAGAAATAAAAATCGGAGAAGTTTTTGAGTATAATGGTATCAAATTGAAGGTTAGAAAAATGTCGCCTTGGGGAGAATGTAGAAAGTGTTTCTTTTTTAAAGAGGGTAATGTAACATGTGGCGGCCCTAAATGCGCCGCTTATGAAAGAAAAGATAAAAACTATGTTTACTTTGAAAAAGTGGAGGAGGGTAAATAATGCACCAGTGTGACTATTGTTGTTGGTATAACGAAAGATACGGGAATTGCGATTGTCCGTATGTAATGAAGAAGTTGTCTTGTGATAAAGCTAAAAAGGAGAAAGAAAGGAACGAGAAATGAAATTAAAACATCCATTAGATTGGTATAACGAAAACACACCATCGGAAGATGAAGAATACGAAAAGGGATGTCTATCTATCGCCTTGATAGTAGTAATCATTTTCATTGCATTAACGGTTGTAATTTTATCTTACGAATTATGAAATCAAAACAAGTATTATCAATAGAACAAATGAAGCACTTGCAGGAGCTTGGATTAGATACGGGTGATGCAAGTATGTACTGGAAAAGGGTATCACATGGAAGCCGTATTGATGATAAATCGAAAGGTAAATGGTTTTTGAGTTTACAGAAGGAGTTTCAAACTTGCGGGTTTATGTCGTATGAAACACTTCCTACTTATACCTTGCAGGACATCATACAGAGGTTACCGCCCTCTATCAATATATGTATGCTGCATATATATCCTGCTGCTGACTTGTGGTATTTCGTGTACATGGATTCTTACACCCGTACTATTCTAAGCACGAAGTATAGTCCGGATATTATGAATGCAGCCTATCAGATGTTGTGTTGGGTGATTGAAAACGGACATTTAGAAACAAACAAGTAATGATATGGAACGAATAGTAGAATTAAGAGGATTAGAAGGAGTATATTGTAGTGATGTAGTTCATGCTTATATGTCTTGCAATGCAGAAGACGTTCAAAAAGCTTTGGAGATTGGGATTCCATGTACTGGAGCAAATGACTACGGAGCGTATAACATCTATTTTGACGATTACGGAAGAATATGTTTTGAATATATGCAACGTTGTGTAACAAGAGAATACAGATACGTTGAATCAATAGAAGAGGCTATAGACTGGATGAATAGATTTATGAATAATGGAGGTTGATTATGGGTAAATATAGATACAGAGAAGTAAAGAACTATATCCACAACGAACTAAAGTTGACTAAAGAGGATATAAAGGAAATTATGATTCCAATCGTGAAAGAAGAAGTAAAGCGTATCTTCCATAATACCTACGGAAACGACGTTGATATAGAGAGGTGGGTTCGTTGTATGGTTTCTGACGAAATACAAAGGCATGGTGATTACTCTATGATAAGGAATTTGTGCAGGGAGATAATTAAGGAAGAAATTGCCGATAGGTTGTCAATTGATATAAGTCTTAAAAAGAAAGAGGGGTAAAATATGCAGGACGAAATTTCTTGGAACGATAATACCTATTATGAAATTTATAATCCATATAGTGATATTTCTCCTTTAGAACCGTGTGATGCACCCAAAATGAGAAAACATCGCCCAAAAGATGATAGGTGCACAAACAAGCAGATTGCGAAACGCAGGAAGAGAAACAAGAACCGTAAAACACATGGAGGTTATGGTTTTATAGCACCTATATGTAGAGATATTCTTAAGAAAGAAATAGTTGATAAAATATCAATAGAGGTAAATATAAAAGATAAATGATATGGAAATAAAAGGGAAAGTACATTGCTTATTTGAACAAAGCGCAACATTCCGTGACGAGTTTAGAAAACTTGGATATGAATCTTTCGATTATGATATACAAAATTCATTCGGAAAGACTGACTATCAGATAGACTTGTTTGTAGAGATTGAAAAAGCATATGATGAAGAGGAAAGCATATTTAATAATATCACGAAAGATGATTTAATTATAGCTTTCTTCCCCTGCATTTATTTTGAAGCTATGCAAGCCAATTACTATCAAATGGCATGTAATAATCTTTATTGTAAAGATAAAAAAGAGCAATATAGTATAGTATTAGAAAGGATAAATAATAGAAATAAATTCTATATTCTATTATATAAATTGTTTACCGTTTGTGATTTGAAAGGTTTAAGATTGATAGTCGAAAATCCTGCTACACAGCCGCATTATCTTTTATTTCCAGCTAATTTCATACCTTATACTTTTATTGATAAAGATAGAACAAAAAGAGGTGACTATTTTAAAAAACCAACAGCTTATTGGTTTGTAAACTGTAAACCAACAAATGGAAGAAGTTATCAGAAGCCAATACAAACTAAAACAATAATGAAAAGTAAAAGGGGTAAAAAAGCAGGCATTTGCTCCGAAGAACGTTCGCTAATGTCACCAGACTATGCAAGGAATTTCATTTGCGACTTCATACTTGGGAAAGTTCAAAAACATACACAACTTGATTTATTTAAATAAGAGGGAATAACTATGAATGAAGAACTTTTAAAATTAGCATATCAATCCCTCAAACGTCAATTTGACAACATTAGCAAAGATAGTTGGATATGGACTGATTTCTTTGAAGATGAAAAAGTGGGATTTGATTACTTCAAAAAACAAATTGGACAAGATGAAGATTTCGCCTGCCTGCAAGACGAAACATATTACTTGGACAAGAATTTTAGCTTAGAAAACGGTGCCGATAAAGTTTACATTATTGATAGAAAGGATGATGGTAATGCACTAATACCATGCTTGCCATCACCGAAAACAAAATTTCGCCCTATAGACGAAAGACATGTAAGAAAGCAAATTACAAAGCGTAGAAAGAAAAATAGAAACCCTAAAACACATAGGAGGTAATTATGAAATATACACTTACCAAAATTTATATTTATAGGTGCTTACCACCATATAGGAAATGGTACAGCATAACGACTGATAGCGGAATAACTAAAGACAATATTGTAATTGTTGGTAAAAAGCGGTTATTGAAAGTCGCCTTTGCCTTGATACTTATGGTTTTATTTAATAAAAGAACTACTATAACCAGATGATTATGAAACAGACAGTAGAAGAAGCGGCAAAAAAATATTCCAATGATTGCAGAAACAGGCAGCTTCATTGTGAACCATACTGCATTGTTGACTTTATTTCTGGTGCCGAATGGCAGTCGAAGCAATCACCGTGGATAAGCGTAGAGGATGCAATACCTAACGAACAGGCAAAAGGCATGTGTCAAGTGAAATATGTTGATGGTAGTATTGATGAAATGGCAATGCGAAAAGTGAATAAATGGATATCCCCCTACATCAAGACTGGATATGTTACTCATTGGAAACCTATCCCCTCATTCGATGAGATACTCGAAGCAAACAAGGATGTACTGGAACGGATTAAGGAGAAAGGAGATTGAATAATGTCAAGAGGAGAAATATTAAAGCTATCAGATTTGAAAGACATGCACGGCTCTATTACTTTGGAATATACCGGGATTCTTTATGCAGGTGTAGATAGGGAAAAGAAGCTCCGTGAATTGGCAAAAGTTAATCCGCAGGAGTATTGTCTTGCATTGGGTGTGAATGATGATAGTGAATTTTTCAAAGACATTTCGTCGGGTTCCTTAGTGTCGCCGATGAAATTTTTCAAGAAACTGAAAGGAGAATAACCATGAAAGCAAAATACTTCAAGAAGATAAAAAAACAAGTGAAGTGGTACAAAGTATCACATAGGGATGGTTTGTTTGATAGTTTTGTAAATGAGAAAGAAATTTTAGCTAAATCTCCTGAAAACGCTTGTGTCAGATATCATAAACGTACTGGCTGTTTTATTAACAGATATAATCCTAATCATATTACACAACATAGTGAATGTCTTTCAAGGTTCAAAGTGTGTATAGGTCAGAAAGTAATGCATTTTGATTAAAATAAAGGAGGAATAACTATGGGATTTACAACACCGTGTTTTATACGAAAGAATACACCAGAGCTTAGAAAGAAGCTGGAAGAGTTGAGATATAAACTACTTAATTCTGGTGATACAACTTTAGATGCACATAATTATGATGGCAAGGGAAGTCATAAAAGTATTGAAGAAGGAAGAGCAATCATTACGTTCTATGGGAATTTATATGGGGTGATATATAATGTAAATACTGTCACCAAGAAAGGAAGGGTCGATTGTGGAGCTAATGAGTTCTTGTTTCTTGCCATTGCTGCATTGAGATATGATACAGACGATAGCCAATGGTTTACGGATGGGGAAGATTGGTTCTTATGCCAATATCTGAAAGTAGGAATGCACTACCAAGACAAACCGGAAATACTATTTGATAAGTGGCATAAAGCCTCCGTGGACGAACTGATTGAACACTTTAAACAATAACAGCATGAGAAAATATAGAATTGAAAACTATGGCATTTATAAGAACATCTTTGATGTACAAATGAATACTTGGTGGTGCGGATGGATTACGATAAAAACATTCGTAGCAAGCGATATTGCTCCTGATAGTATTGATTATGCAAAAGCCTGCGCACAAGAACTATTAGATAAATTAAGGGAGGAATTACTATGACAGAAAAAAAAGCTATAAAAATCCTCTATGAGCACAACATATGGCGAAAAGGAGGAGAAGGCGAAATGATTACGCCTGCATTATTAAGTGAAGCCATTGATACCATTGTGGACCTATTCAATGAGCGTAATGCGATGAAGTATTACTATGTAATTTTTGCTCATCAAAAGAAAGAAAATGAAAAATATAATATTGCTACAGTGAATATGAAATCTAATCAAGATTTTAACCCATATAAAGCTGCTGATGTCATTAAGGAACAATTAAAAGCAAATGATGTAATCATTCGTTCTTGGCAAGAAATATCAGAAACAGCTTATAACAGTTATGACAATGAATGAGATAACTATTAGACAATGGTATGATACCTTCAAATCGGGTGAAGAGTTGGTTGAAGTTCGTATAGTAGACAATGCTTATAAAAGAACCTATTCCGGCTACTTTACTGATGTTGATACCCTGCTCAACGAAATTAGGAAGTACGATAACTGTAACATCTACTTCACATTGAACGCTATCAATCCAGCATGTTATGACAGAGAGCAGCATGATAGGATTGTCACTAAACCTAAGTCAACTACTTCTGACAATGATATTGTTGGAAGAGATTGGATATTGATAGACATAGATACTAAGAAGCCATCAGACACAAACTCAACTGATGAAGAGAAGGAGATGGCGAAAGAAGTAGTCAACAATGTATTTAAGTTCCTACGGGATGAAGGCTTTGAAAAACCAGTAGTATGCGATAGTGGTAATGGTTTCCATCTACTGTACAAAATAGCCATGAAGAATAGCAATGAGAATACTACAATCTGCAAAGAGTTCCTGCAAGTTCTTGATATGCTATTCTCTAATCCGAATGTGGAGATTGATTGTAGTACGTTCAATTCAAGCCGCATTTGTAAACTTTACGGAACATTTAGTAGAAAGGGAAGTAATACCAAGAAACGTCCTCAAAGGGAAAGTAAGATACTAAGAATACCAGATGAAGTTAAAATAACTCCAAACGAATACTTTGCCAAAGTTGCTGCTATGCTCCCGAAGCCGGAACAACCAAGTAAGAGTAACTACTACAGCAATGAGAAGTTTGACTTAGAAGCATTTCTGAATAAACACCACATCTCAGTAAGAAACATTGTAAGGACATCATCGTTTACAAAGTACATACTTGACGAATGCCCATTCAATAGCTCACACCGTGCTCCGGATTCAGCAATCTTTGAAATGTCTAATGGAGGACTTGGCTTTAAGTGCCTGCATTCAAGTTGTTCTCAATATACATGGAAAGACTTTCGGTTGAAGTTTGAACCGGATGCTTACGACCACAAGGAATACCAAAGGCATGAACATAAGATGCAATACTATTCTCAACAAAAGAAAGAGCCTTTTGTACCAAAGAAGGAGGATTCCGCTAAGGGAAAGAAGTGGCTGGCTATGACTGATGTTCAATATGTGGATATGAGTAAGATGGCTTCAATCCCAACTGGATATAAGGAACTTGACAAAAAAATCATTGGTTTATTGCTTGGAGATGTGACTGTATTGTCTGGCGGCTCTGGTGCGGGAAAAAGTAGCTGGATAGATTGTGTTGCTCTGAATGCTATACAAAGAGGATATAAAGTAGGAATATGGTCGGGAGAGTTACAAGACTTTAGATTTCAAAGTTGGATAAATCAAATTGCCGCTGGTAAAAATTATGTATGCAAGAGAGAAGGCTTTGAAAATTATTACTATGTTCCTAAAAATATTTCCAATCAGATAAGTAATTGGTTAGAAGGCAAACTATTCCTTTACAACAACAATTATGGAAGTAAATGGCAACAACTGTTTGCTGATGTAAAAGAGCTTGTAGACAAAGAAGGTGTACAGCTTATTGTTCTTGATAACTTGATGGCATTGCAGATTGACAACTATGAAGGTGATAAATATACCCAGCAAACTAAGTTCATCAATGACTTAAAAGAATATGCTAAAGCTAAGAATGTGCATGTGCTGTTAGTATGCCATCCAAGAAAAGAAGGTATATTTCTACGAAAAGAAAGCATATCCGGCACAGCAGATTTAACTAACTTGGCTGATTCTGTATTCATCATACATCGAATAGGGAAAGACTTTGAGCAGAGGGCAGGGGAGTTTTTCGGTAAGGACAAAGTCACTCCATATTTAAAGTATAATTCTGTTATTGAGGTATGTAAGAACAGAAGCATGGGTGTGATAGATTTATTGGTCGGGATGTATTACGAAGTGGAATCCAGAAGGCTGAAAAATGAAATATCGGAGAATATAGTCTATGGATGGCAGGAACAACCAGCACAATTGACATTTGAACCGACACCCGAATCTGATGTTTCTGACTTACAAGACATATATGACAATATGAGCAATCAATTACCGTTTGGTAGCGAATTGCAGGAATTACCTTTTTGATATGAACGAACAAGAAATTACAAACTATGTACTATCTCTTATTCCAAAGGAAGAAAAAGATAGAGTTTTTAAGCAGGAGTATTGTGCTATAGGAACAGATTTTATAGGCTTTATGGAAACATATTACTATCTATCAAAAATCATACCTAAAGAATATACTGTCTATGATTTTGGTTGTGCCTATAATCCACAATGCTATTTATTTCAAGACCATGCAAAATTTATTGCTGTCAATCCAGAAGAAATAGATGGCAAAGAAGTATTTAAAGCACCTAACTGTGATTTCTACAGAATGACTACTAAGCAATTCTTAGAGGATATATATGAAAAGAAAGAAAAAGAGTTCGCCATCTGCAATTATGTTCCTAATTGGTACAAGGAGAGAAGCATAGATTTGGTAAAACTGAACTTTCAGAATTGTTATACCTTTTATCCAAGTTAGTTATGGAAAATAAAATCGAATTTACGAAAATAGAGCAGTATTTACCGAAAGAAGGCGAAGAAGTTCTATTCCTATGCGAAAATAAGATGATTTTTCATGGGGAATATCTATTGGGTCGTTGGTTCACGTATTCACCGGAATATGACAACAAAATCATAAGCACTATCTGCCTATTCAGAGTAGTCGGGTGGGTAGGAATAAATAACTTTAGTTTTTAATCAATTAAAAGAATTAATCATGTTAGTACAATTAATGGAAGCAAAAGTTTCTTACGTTAAAATCAACGAAAGAGGCAAGCAAAAGAGAGTAACAGAAAAGTATCTTGTAAACGCTATGAGTTGCACGGAATGCGAAAAGCTGATGAATGAAGAACTGTCTATCTACCAAGCAGAAGAGTTTTCAGTTCTTGCAGTTGGACGGACGAACTTCCAAGAATTTTTGGGAGATAAGGACAAGGAGGACAAGAAGCTGTTTATGGTAAAGCTCAACTACATTACTCTGAATGACGATGGTGACGAGAAGAAGACACCTTGCATGTTGATTGTTGAAGCTGATACAACAGAAGAGGCAACAAACACTGTCAAAGAAGCTATGTCCGCTTCAATGGCTGATTGGAGAATCGAACGAGTTGTTGAATCTAACTATGTGGATATTGTGAACTTGTAGCTTTTAATCTCGTGAAGGAGGGAGAGTAACAATTGTACTTTCTCTCTTTCTTTTAACACAATTCTGAGTCCGATTTTTTGGAACTTTCCAAAATTTCAGCTACTTTTGTCACTGTAATCAAAACCAAATTTACAATGAAGATAAGATTTAAGAAGCTGGATAAATCAGTTCCTTCACCATTCAAGAAATACCCATCTGACTTTTGCTGGGACTTATACGCTACTTCATGCGAGGAAATTGCACCTAAAGTTTATAAGTATGGATTAGGCATTGCAATAGAAATGGAAAGAGGCTGGGAAACTATATTGAAAGGTTCTAATATAGACATTGAGGAGGATACACTTATAGATTTATCTAAATTACCATTTCATTTGTCACTTGACCTTAGACCGAGAAGCAGCGTATGGAAAACGGGAATGGTTCTTAGTAACTCGCAAGGTACTGTGGATGAACTATTTAGAGGGAGCTTATCAGCTGTGTTCTATCATTTGTTAACAGATATGCCAAAGTACGAGGTAGGAGATAGAATAATCCAAGCTAAGATAGGTATTACCTTGCCAATCGAATGGGAAGAAGTGGAAGAGCTTTCTGATACCGACAGAGGTGCTAACGGATATGGTAGTACGGGACAAAAGTAAGAACCATTATGGAGAGGTGGATAAGTGTAAAAGAATACGCAAGGAGAATTGGCAAGACTACTTCGGCTGTCTATTATATGATAGCTAACAATAAGGTCGAAGCCCGTCACTTTGCCTATGGAAATAAAAAAGGTCATTTAATAAAAGTAGAAGATGGTGAAGTTAAAAGTGAATGTGAAGACGAAGAACGATAGTATTCCGTCTGACACTACGAAGAGAAAGATGCCGATAGTAGTAGACCCAAAACTTCATCCTCATCCAAGATACCATGATACTAATGTAGGTGATATTAGGTTTAGGATTAAGACTACTAAGAAAGATACGGTTAAAGCCGATACAATCAAAGTTGAAGTTAAGAAATGAATACTCTAAATAAATACATATGGTCATTATCTCAATTATTTAGAAAGCTACTTATTGTGCTTACTAAATATGTTGTTTATGTATTATGTCTATTGCTTTTGATTGACTATTCAGAAAAGTTAATAGCATATTACAATAATGACTTCTTTGAGGGGATGGACGGATATGCTTATTTATTTACTCCAATATCGTTCTCTATAACTTTATACGTTAAGATTACTTTAATAGCTGCGATACTACTTTTATTATTAGCTATTTCATTACATTTCTGTTGGGAATACTTATTAGGCGTACTTTACATATTTGTAGTATTAATACAACGTGAGTATTTAGATACAATATTCACATCGAATTCCGCGTTTCTGACTATCTGCTACACTAACATAGCAGTCATTCTCGTTATCCTATTCTTAGGTGTTCAACAGTTTATTAGAACACTTAAATAAAGTAAAACATTTGCTTTTTAGTTTATAATATCTTATCTTTGTACTGAACTAAAGACGCATAATATGTTGAAAGCCTATAAATATAGATTGAAGCCTACTAAGGAGCAGAGGATATTCTTTGAGAAGTCCTTTGGAAGTGTACGCTTTATCTATAATTGGGCTTTGGCAAAGCGGATAGAAGCCTATCAGAGCGAAGGAAAGCGAATAAATGCGGTTGACCTATGTAAGATGCTTACCGACTTGAAGAAAGAGGAAGGCATGGAGTGGCTGAAAGAAGTAAGCAATGAATGCTTGCAGCAGTCTATCCGGAACTTGGACAGCGCGTTTACAAGATTCTTCCGTGAGAAGAAAGGCTTTCCTAAATTCAAGTCCAAACACAAAAGCAGAGCAGCATATAAGGCTATCAACTCTGTAGAAGTAGACTTGGATAACAACCGGATTAAACTTCCTAAAATCGGATGGGTGAAGCTGTCTGAGAATAGAAAGTTTGAAGGAGATGTAAGGTCTGTCACGGTATCTAAAACCAAGACAGATAAATACTATGTCAGTGTATTGGTTGAGGATGGGAAAGAACTTCCATCTAAAGAGCCAATAACTTATGAGGGTACAATCGGAATAGATGTAGGAATAAAGGACTTTGCAGTATGTTCAAATGGGGACGTATTTCAAAACCCTAAATATCTTGAAAAAGCTACTGACCGATTGAAGATAATCCAAAAGCGTTTCAGTAAATCCAAGAAGGGAGGAAACAGACATGAAAGACTTAGAAAGCAGTTAGCAAGACAATACGAGAAAGTAACCAACCAACGGACAGACTTCTTACACAAAGTAAGTACAAAGCTCGTTCGCGAAAACCAAGCGATAATCATAGAGGACTTGAACATTGACGGCATGATGAAAAATCACAAGCTTGCACGTTCAATAGGCTCTGTTGGTTGGGCTACTTTCTTCTCCATGCTTGAATACAAGTGTGAATGGTACGGAAAGACTTTAATTCGCATAGGTCGCTTTGAACCGTCTTCAAAGATGTGTGAGTGCGGATATATAAATAGAGAACTTAAACTTTCCGACCGCAAGTGGACTTGTCCCAAGTGTGGAACTACAAATGACAGAGATTTACTTGCAGCCCGAAATATCAAACGCTTCGGACTACAAGTACAGAATTTATTAACCCAACCGATGGCGTATCGGGGATTGGACGGTGAGAACCCAACTATGGACGAACGGGGCGCAAGCTCCCTAAGAAGTAGTGGTTCGATGAAACGTCAAGTTGTCCAAGTGTAAGTTTGGATATAAACGCCTAATATGTACTATAGCCTTGGGCGGGCTTTATAAAACCCAATTATAATGATATGAGCAATTTTATTGGTAAAAAAGTAATTATTAGAGCAGACAGAGCAGGAGTATTCTTCGGAACACTGAAAGAAAAGAATGGCAGTGAAGTTGTATTGACAGACTGCCGCAGATTGTGGTGCTGGTACGGAGCTGCATCCATTTCACAGCTTGCGGTCGAAGGGACAAAAAGACCAAGCGAATGTAAGTTTACCTTAGTCGTACCCACTATCACAATACTTGGAGTAATCGAGATTATTCCTTGTACGGAAGAGGCAGTCAAATCCATTGAGGAGGTAGATGTATGGAAGAACAGATAAAGCTATTTCTTAGCTCTGGCTCTGGCTCTGGCTCTGGCTATGGCT